TTCTATATGGCCTTCCTTCTTCAGTTCTAAATATATCTATTGTTTTATATCTACTCATAACTAATTAGTATTTGTTGCATTAGGATCTTTGATATCAGGATCTGTAATATATGTATTATTTTTTGTTGTACCGTGTGTAATGAATGGTTTAGCTTTAATTATATCTTCTTCAATTGAACCTCCTGCTTCTGGTAAGAAAGTATGTATTGGAGTAAATGATATACCAACATCTAATATCATAGGTAATTCTTGGTTTGGATTAGCAATTTCATTTTCCTTATCTTCAGGGCTTGACATAGCAATTTCCCATGGATATTCTTGGTTCCAACTTACATTTACATTATTTAAAAATCCTGGTAATTCGTAAATATAATCTCCTACTGTCATTTTAACAAAAGTCCCTCTCATAAAATTTTGACTATAAGTAGGTGTAGTAGCACCTATTAAATAATTTAACTTTTGATAAAGAGGTTTCATTTCTTCTCTGGTCTGTGCTGCTATTTTGAATCCTAAATCTATACTTCTATCAAAATTACCGTATGTGTAAAAACTTTCAGCTCTACCTATATAATTGTAACTATTCCAATTTGCATTAAAACTATCGCCAAAATTATCTAAAAGAGCTCTAAAGTATAAATGTTTAATTTTAGGGCCTTGTGTTCCTCCTGGTGTTATTATTTGAAATCTAAATTTTATTAAATCTCTACCTTGTTCAGCTTTCGTTCCTTCAAGTTTAGAAGATTGAGGTGCTAAAATATTAATTTTATCTACTTTTATGTCTTTACTATCCTCTCCATCGACTACTTTTCTACCTGGAGAACCTAATCCTATTCTTTTAGATATATTGAAGTCTTCTCTTTTATCTTTTGGAAAATCAGTTCTAAAACCTTCAGATTTGTTATCTCTATTGAGTTCAGTAAACTTCCTATCATCTTCTGGTGCTATTTCTAACTCATCGGTCTTTACTTCTTTTTCTTCTTCTTTTTTAGTCTTGAACTTAAATTCTGGGATATACTCTCCCTCTATAGCACGGTTTTTCAGAGGTACTTTTTCTTTTTTTCCTTCTTTTACAGCAGCAGTAATATTATTTATTTGACCGTAAAGAGTACCCTTTCCTTCTATTTTTTCAGTTTCAGGATCATCTCCTACTTGCTCTTTATACCTGTATTTAGCTATACCTTCTCCTTTAGAAGTTTCCTTTTTTGCTTTAAACTCTGCAATAGCATCTTTAGTTTTTTTAGGAGCTAAAGATTTTCTATTATCAGTATCTTGAGCACTAAATAAAATACTATTATCGTTTTTTACTAATTCTATATCTGCTTTACCGGCTACTGAATTAGCGTCTCCTAAAACATTAGGATTACCAAATAAAGCAGAAACAATGTCAGCACCATTAGAACTAGCATGAGGTATAACATTACTAAATCCTATTTCATTTAAATAAGTGCCTTTTCCTTTACCAGCAAACGCTTTTACAAAATGTGCACCTGTACCAGAAACCGGTACTTGTGCTAGAGTTGATCCTATAATCTTTGCAGTGTTGAATAATCCTTGTGATAACTTGCTTATTGCTTTACCAAAACCTTTTTCTCTTTTTTTATTAGGTTTAGCTGCAGAAGCAAATAAAAGACTTTCGTTAGATAGATATTTTACTCCAGCCGGGGAAGCTAAAATTTGACTTATTCTAGATAAATCATCTAATCTTTTAGTTAGCTGATTTTGATCATCTACCTCTCTATCAACCATAGGAATATCCTTATAAACCAAAGGTCTATCTTTAGGATCAAATTTTAACCTATTACCTATAGGCATCCCATTTTCACGATAATCTCTTATTATACTCACTTAGATTACTTTTCTACGTTATCTATATATTTTTCAGGTTGAGTTCCTTTTAAACCTAGATCTGAATCTTTTAATGCTCTCCTTATTGCTCCACCACCTGGGTATTTAATTGGAGTTTCGCCATTATTAAGATCTAATCTAGTGTTTTTTAATGAATCTTTTAATGCCATAATTTTTAATTTAATAGTTTATTATAAATAGTTTATACTGCTACATTAGTTCTAGCTGTATCAAGAACATCATTAACTTTACTACCGTTTATATTAATGTTAGCTCTTTGTTCTAATAATTTTTGTTGAATATTAAGATTGCTTTCCATAAGTTTAATCTTTTTCATTTCTAAACTCTGTTGATTATCAGCAAGTTGACCGACTTCTTTTACTGTTGAATCTATATTACCTCTACTTTGATTTTTGTATATATCTCTACCTACTAATCCAACATCAATTGCCGCAGAGACTGCTGTACCAGCTCCTGGAATGTTAGCTGCTAGACCTGATGCTACTTCCATTGCTGCACCAGTAAAGTCTCCTTGCATTGCTCTAGATATACCAAACCCAATACCGGCTAATGTTCCTACTATAGGAATTTTTTTAAGCATAGACTTACCTACTCCTTTAGCAGCGGTTTTTCCACCTGCTTTAGCTATATTAGAAGCTACTTTCTTACCTGCTCCTCCTGCAGCTTTTGTTCCTCCAGATGCTACTGCTCCCATACCGAACATACTTCCCATACCTGCTACTGAAGGTCCTTTCATTCCACCTTTAAATAATCCTGAAAGCATACCGCCTCCAGCTTTAGGTGCTTTGGCAAATTGACCTGCTGCATTTCTAAATCCTGTAGGAGAAGTTGCAGATTTAATTAATCCACCTCCTCCACCTTTGCCTCCTCTAAGTAAATTTGAAGCTCTAAAACTTCCTCCGCTCAGTCCTCTTATGGCGTAATACGCTAATGCAGCTACAGCTACGTTTGACATCATACTTGCTATACCACCAAACGTTTTAGTAAGAAAGTTTAAGGGTGTTGTAATTGCTGCATTAACTAAGTCTGGTTTAAATGATTCTGTGATCATCTCTGCAGCTTCTTTCAACTTTGTTGATGCTTCGACATTTAACGCTTGGGTAGCCATTTCTTCCTCACCTAACATTTTAAGTGCAGCAGATCTGTCGATGTTTTTAGCCTTCATTATTTTTTGAATCTTTTCCTCAGTATCAGCCTGTAAGATAGTATTATCATTAAGTTCTTTAGCTACTTTTTTCAACTGTTCTTGTTTGTTGAGCATAGTAGCCATTTCTTCTCTAGACATACCTAAAGCTTTGGCTTGTGCTTCCTGAGCTAAAACATTCATTTTACCGAAAGAATCTGCTGTAATATTTTGAGCATTTAATTCTTCGGCTAAAGTAACCATATCTCCTTTTAGAGCTGCTGCTCTTGCATTATCGAGATTTAACTGTTTACCGGTTATAAGTTCTGCTTCTAATTCTGCTGCTATAGATTCTTCAAAATTAAGTAAATTTCCAGCTATGTTTTCAAGTCCAGACATTTCTAAGCCTAACTTTCGAGCAGTAAAAGCAGCTTTTGTTAAACCTCCAGCAAATTTAGATTGAGTTAATAATGTAGCGTTAGAAAATTCACCTATATCTTTCATTACTTGCTTATAATCAACAGCAGCTCCTGTTGTCATATTAAGCATTTTTGTTTGACCGGCTACATCATTAGTAAGCTCTCTAAAGGACATTCCTGTTGCAGCAGTTGCATTAAAGAGTTTTGTTGCTTCTTCTGTAGAAAGTCCTAACCTATGTGTTAAAGTCGAAAACTGTTTAGCTGCATCTGTAGATATCAATCCTTGAGTACCTAAACTTGCATTTACTGCATCTATACCTTCAAGTAAAAAGCTTACTGGTTTACCTGATTTAGTTGCTGCATCTATTAGTTCACCTCTAAAGGCTGCAGCGTTAGATCTACTAACGTTCAGGTTTCTTGCAATACTAGTAATTTGTGAATCGGCAGTTTTTAAAGCAGCTACTCCTGTTACAGCGAGAGCTTTACCACCTAAACTTGCTAATGCTCCTAAACCTGCTTGAAATTTATTACTGCCAAACTCTTCTCGTATTTTTGAAGAAGCTTTTGCGAAATCTCCAAAAAACTTTCCTAAAACTGGAACATCATCAGCTAACTCTGCTAATTTATCAAAAAATTCAGTTTTTTTATTTAACTCCTCATTTAATTCCCTGATAGTATCAAAATTACCAATTAATTGTTTTGAAGTATCAACTGAATCTTTAAGTTTTTCTAACTGTGCGTTTATTTGTCTCTGAACAGCGGCTGATTCTCCGTTTCTAGCTTCTTCTAAAACTTTGATTTGAGCCTGTAAGCCTACTAGTGCTGTTTTAGCCTTAGTTTCATTCTCAAGGAACTTCTGAGTTTTTTTAGCATCTTTTAGCTTTTCTTTATCAAATGTAGATAATTGATCAGCTGTTTTTTTAAGTTCTTTTTGAAATAGATTAGCATTACCTATAGCTGAGGCTGTATCTTCATTTACTTTTTGATTTTTCCTAAGCTGTAGTTCTATGTCTTTAAACGTATTAGAATTTCGAGCAGATTCGACATTAATTCTCTGTAATGTCTTTTCTATTTCTTTTACGTTTTTAAGAACTTCTTGGGAATTTATTTTTTCTTGCTCAGTTGCCATTAATAGATTATTCTTTCATATAAATAGGAAAGAGCTCTATTTCGAAGCTCTTTTTGTCCTATAAGATGGTTTAACATCTGGTCCTTTGGGTTTTTTAGTTTTACCTTTATTTTGTTTACTTGCCTCTTCTATTCGAGTTTTTTCGGCTTCGTAAAATTCTCTTATATTATTATAAGTAAATTTTCTTAACCAAATAGGCATGTTATATACATCATCCCATGTATATCCTCCTTTACCATGAAAAACTATTTCGTGTATTTGTTTGAATAGGTTAAGTCTATACTGCTTCGTTAGGCCAAAAAAAGTCCAGGCCTATAGGAATGCCTACTCTCTCCTTTCCGCCATCATTATTCGTATATTCAAACGTTAAATCTACATCTGGCATTATTCTACTATATTCATTTCGAAGTGCTCTAGAATCTTGAGCTAGTAGATAGTTATCAATAAAGTCTCTTATATCACCTATTTGTCTTGATCCGCTAACTGAGGTAATTAAGTATTTTAGTCTAGTAGTAATTTCAGGTGATGCATCTTTATCTAGTTTTTTAAGACCTTTTATTTCCTCTTCTATAGAAGTTTCATCTCCAGCTGTTAAAATTTTAAAAGTAACTTTATTTTTCGATACTGGGAGGGTAAATTCGAATTCGTTTTTTTGTGCTTTTTCAAATTCTTCTAAAAGAGGTTTATTTTCTATTTTACTTAGATCTACTTCTACTGTATCTCCTAAATAATAAACTGGGTATTTAGAACCATAAGATAAAATACGTGCAGCTATCATAATAGCATTTTTATCTCCAATTAGTAAATCATTATATTTAATACTTTTATCAACTAATAAAGATTGTAGTAGTTTATCAATAACTATACCTTGATTAATATAGTTTTGATTAGTAAGAATATCTTCTTCTTTAGCTGTCATGTATTTCATTTCTACAACACCTTTAGCTAGAGGAGAATCTTCAGGATATAGTAATCCTTTTGAGGGTAGTTCTACCATTTCGGTAGGTAAACTAAATTTTGAACTCATAAATTTTTATTTAAAACCGGTTTATATATAAATATAAGTAAAATAAATTTTGAAACCAACTATTTTACGAAACTTTTCATAACTAATTCATTTTCAAGATTATTAAGAATAATAGCTGTTTCGCTACAGAATAAATTAATAAAATCTCTATTTTCAGGATCTAACCAACTAAATCTACCGGCTGATCTATCACATTGGTCTAATAATTTACTGTTATTACTATAATTTTTATCATTTATACCTATAAAGTCTTTTATACGTTTGTAAAAACTAGATTTATGCATATTTTCTAATGAACCAGCAAATATAAGATCACTATACATATAAAAATACTTAGGATTATACTTAGAATTAAAAAAATCTTGAAAATTATCGTACTTACTAGTGAATTCATCGAGAAACTGTCTAACTAATCCTGATACTTTAGGTAGATCAGTTCTCCATTTCAATACTGCATCGTATTTTCCTAAATTAAAACTAGATAACGATTCTTCTAATCTAACCCACTGTATAATTCTTTCAAAATTACCATCCCAGTGTATTTTATCCGTATATTTCTGTTCTAAATCAAGTAATTCAGGTTTATATACCTTATAGTATGTATCAACTAAGCAATTAAACTTATCGTTTTCAGTTAAAATTATACTTACAGGATTTAATTTAGCTGAGTTTAGCTTATAGTCTATATCTGAATGGATAAAGATATCGCATCCTTCTAATAACTTTTTATTTAATTTAAAGTTTTCTTCTGATACGAAATCAATTCTACCTGTTATTATAACTGCTACTTTCATATATAAAAAAACCCGGAAGACCCGGGTTTAGTTTATTTAAAATGTGTGCCTGTACTAGTAATTTAAAATACAATAATCCATTGATACAGTGATTGCTACTTCAACTGACTCGTCAGATGTCCAATCATACTGTCCAAAATCACCGTTAGTTAGGAAAGCTCCTTTGATTACCCACTCTCCAATTATATCACCAACAGGTCCTAATATATTTAATGTCAGATCTTTTTTGTAAAAATCTGAATATCCAGCTCTACCAGTTACCGATTCATAAGAATTTCTAGCCCATTCCATTACTGCTTGAGCACCAGAAGGAGTAATTGGATCATATAACGTCATAGTTATATCTTCCCATTCTCTCTTTCCTCTAATTTTTCTATATGTGTTAATGTGATCTAATTTGATAACATTATCTGTAAAAGTAGGTGCTTTTACATTTTTTATCATGAATGAAGGAATGTTATCAATAAGCATAACGAATCTATTTTGAACTTTAGGTTCGAAAGCTTGAAACATTATATCGTTTGCGTCTAGTATTGCCATGTTCTTATTTTATTATAAATATCTACTTTTCAAATTAATTATTAAATGATGCTCCAGTAGGCTCTACTACGAAGTCTAATACTATAAATTCTGCTGTTCTAGCTGGCTGTACAAATATCTGACCTACTAGTTGATTTCTATCAACAACATCAGCAGTATTATTACTATCATCCATTACTACTCTAAATGCAAATAAACCTTGTCTTTGAATTACTGATTCTAAGTATGGATTTACTTGTGCTAAGAATTTATTTCTTGTCGCTACTGTATTTTGTTCGAATACTAATGTATTAGCTACATTTCCAATAAACTCTTTGAGAGCGATTAATAATCTTCTTACATTTACTCTATCTAAAGCAGAAGCTTTAGTCTGTAAAGTCTTTTGACCAAATACTGCAATACCAGTTCCTGGGAATGTAGCAATTGGGTTTACTTTTGATGAATATAAACTATCTCTTTGTGAGCGAGATAATCTTCTTTCTGCTTGAATTACTCCAGTTAGGCCTCCTCTTACTAATCCTGCAGGTGCAAACCAAGGTGCATTAGCACCATCTGTAAATGCATAAACTCCTGGGATAAAAGTAGAAGCTGGACAGAATACGTTTTGTCCTGTTGCTGAAATAGTTTGTAACCAAGGCCAGTAAGATGCTGCATAAGATGAATTTAACGTATCTGCTTGACCAGTTACATTAGATACTGTAGCACCATATGTATATAAATCTGCTACGTAAATAGCATCTCCTCTTGACTCACATAAATCTATAATTGCATCTACTACTGTTCCGTGATGCTGATCTAAAATACCTGGGGCTGAGATTACATTAAATTTATAATCATCAGAATTTCCTAGTAATGTAGTAATTTTATCAGTATAACACCCAACTGTTAAACCTTGTGTATTAGCAGCTATATTACTAAAGTAGTTAGCAGCTACAACATTGGTTCCTGTAGCACCGTGGAATGATCCTGATTCAGCAATTGGTAGTGATTTTGTATAAGATACTCCAGCTGCATCTGTATTAACTGTTACTCCATCGGTACTTAAATAATTTAAAGTTTTTAAATTTACAGCTTTTACTCTTACGTAATTAGATCTATTAACAAAGTCTCCTGTAGTAGTAACGTTATCTCCAGTGGCAGAAATAGCTTTTACTTGGTCACCAATTACATTAGAGATATAATTTACTGAGTTTGGATCTAAACTTAAGTTATTAAAAGTTTCTAAAATTACTTTTTGTTTTAAACTATCATCACCTCTTCTTATTGAAAGTGAAAAAGTTCCTAAAGCTGTATTAATATTTGATATCTCCCATCTTAGGTTATCAAGTGAACCAGTCATTAATGAACTATCGCTATTTTGTTTTCCTGCGTCAGTAGTTCCAGTTGAATTATTATAAATAACTCCTTTTCCTAAAGTTTCTAATTCGAAAGGCTGCACACTTAATTTTTCTGAAGCTGAGATGTGAGTAGCAGTTGCTGCTGTATAAGATCCAGTAACGACTCTTGCTACTAATAAGGTATTTCCTCCTTGAGAGAAGTAATTTTTCGCTGCTATTGAAGTTAAGTATTCTTGTTTTGCTGATCCTGAATCAAAAGTATCGCCAAAAACTCTTACGTATTCGTTATATGATGTAACGGTAGTAGGAATTTCAACAGGTCCTTTGACAGTTGGTCCAACTATACAAGCTCCTACTTCAACTGGAGCTGGGGTAATAAAAGAAATGTCATTCTCTCTTTGAAATACACCTGGTGAGATGATTTGTTCTGCCATGTTTGCTATTGTTAATATTTAGTCTATTATAAATATATGCGTAAAATGTAAACCAGTTTAGAATAAACGGTTCTTAATTACTTATATAAATATCTAAAAATGAACCTAAAAGTATTATTATTTAGATTTTTTGGGAATATATTCAAGCGTATTAGGATCAACAGTTCCTTCCCCGTAATCATTTATAAGCTTTTGACCTAAATCTTTCTGTAATTTAGATACATATTCGTAAAGAGCGAAAAGATCTTTCTTTCTCTTTTGTATAGATAGCTCTAAAAGTCCTATATCTGCTACTTCTTTTTCTATATTAGACTGTTTTTTCAAATAATCTTTTATAGCATCAGTGTAAGTTTTATTTAATTTTATTGCCATAGTATTATACGTAATCCATTATATTATCACTGCATATGCCGATATAATCTTTTAATTCCTCTTTTGGTAATTCCGGCATTACAGTTATTGCGTTCTCACATTTTACTCCTGGGTAAGCCCATATGTACCCTTTTGAAGTTAATGTTAATTTATCATCCTCATGCCAAAAGTAATTTAAGTATACCCCTCCTCTATCGATTTCAACTAATTTATTCATAGCATCTATATTCTTACAGTGTATCCATAAGCTTCTATGAATATTTTGAAACCATTCAAAAGGTATAGCATATTGAGGTTCATCATGACCTAAATAGAACTTATTGTTCTTAAACCAAAAATCTACTTCTACTTGAAAACCAGTTCTTATAGCATTAGTTATATAAGAAGGTTTATTTTCATTAGAAGGGTCTGGTCCGTTTATATTGCCTCTATGTGAGATTAAAATCATTTATAATTTTCTAAGTAATTTTTAAGATCTTCGGGTGTACCTAATCCCCACATTTTTTCTATATTAAAAGTCCTAATTATTTTATTATCTTTTATAGCTTGATTAAAAACTGGGCAAACATAAAATTCATTATTTACTCTAATATCCTCATCTATCATTTCTTCAGCATACTTAACAAAATCTGATCCTTTTTTCCAATAATAAAATCCTACTGTGGCAATATCGGAAATAGGCTTTTTCTCTGCTACTTCAGTTACTACTCCTTTATCATTAAGTTTAGCAAAACTCCATTTAGGGTGTGTAGCTTTAAATGTAACTATTCCTCCATCAGAATCAGTTTCATTCATTTTATACAGAAATTCAGTAGAATCCCATTCAACAAATTGATCTGAGTTCGCAAAGAATAAAGGGCTATCATTATTTATATATTCTTTTGCTAATAATGCAGTACATGCTGCTCCTTCAGTTACTCCTTGAGTTTCTACTATTTTGCATCCAGGGGTAATTAGATTAAGTAAAGTATCTAAATTATACTTTTCTCTGTGCTCTTTTTGAACTACATAAATATAATTTGCTTTTATGTTTAAATTATCAGTTACTACTTGTATCATTGGTCTACCTTTAACATCAATTAAAGGTTTAGGAAATGTATATCCAGCTTGTTCAAACCTACTACCTGCTCCAGCCATAGGAATTAAAACATTTAAGTTTTCATCTCTCCATGCTGGTTTGGATTGCTTTTCTCCTGAGTCAATACTTTTAATTTTATTCATAATATTTTTTGTTGTTACTTCAGTAGGATTTTTTACTCTAAGAATATAGGACTTACTTCTCGAAGCTGCTAATAGACCGTAAGGTGAATCTTCTATGATTAAAGTTTCTTCAGGTAAGCAGCTCATCATAGATATTGCTTTCCAATACATTTCAGGATGAGGTTTACCATTTTTTACATCTTCATTAGAAATAATTAAATCAAGGTACTCTATTAATCCTAATTTAGATAATACTGTTAAGCAAGTTCGTCTAATAGAATTACTACAGACAGCTAATTTAAAACCGTCGTTATATAAGTTTACTAATGTATCAATTAATTGCTCGTTAGGTTCTATAGTACTTAACTTACCTAAAGTTAATTGTTGCTTTCTTTCCCAAACCTGTTTATGTATCTCTGATGGTAGTCCTTTTTCTTTAGTAAGTAAGTCTAGTTTTTGAAAAGTTTTTAAACCATCATACTTATTTAAATGTTCAGACCAATCTATTTTATATCCAGGATTAACTTCACTTAATGCTTCATTTAAAGCATCAAAATGCATATTCTTAGCTTGAACTAAAACTCCATCTAAGTCAAATATAATTAATTTAATTGAGGCCATTTTCTTTTATATAATCAGTTAAATAATGTGCCCAAGTAATATGGCTAATATCAGTTGGATGTCCTTCAGTCATATATTTAGTTTCAGCATACAGTTCTTTTACACCAAACAGTTTATCAAGTAACTCTAAAAAATGTGCACTTTCTGGATCATTATTAAACCAATATTCTTTTTTTATCAAATCTCTATATCTACTATTCTTGTAATCGAAAGTATCAAAAGCATTAAAGAATAAAATATTAGCATTAATAGATTCTAAGTAAGATTGAAGTGTATAAACGTTTAAAATAAAATCATCAATCCACATACTACTCTCAGGAAGTTCTTCTCGGAAAAACTGATGGGGTCTCCTTTGACTCTTTAAAAATTTATTTTTTTCTTCTTGAAATTCAAATATACTCTGTCGAAGCATAGAACTCCATCCTACAACTACTAAAAATTTATCAGTACCTAAATTATATATTGGGTTTTTTAAATCTTCTAATACTGCTATAGTCCTTAAAGTTATTCCTCGATTATCGTCTCCTAATCTACCTGCATTAAAAGTTTTTAATTTTAAATTTTCTCCTACTACTTTAGGCCATACAGGAGAATTATAAAACTTATATAATATTCTTTTACTTGTTAAACCATGACTACCAAAGTTTCTAGGAATATCGTACCAAGGTAAATCTTTCTCTGCTTGCCAATCAGGAGTCTGGGCGGGACTATCTCCTTGAGTCCAACTATCTCCGTTACAAACCAAAATCTTCTCCATACTTAAATATACGAAAATTAATTAACTTTTCAAACAATTTTTAATTAAATCTACCTCTGTAATACTTATGATTAAACTCTTGTTGTTCATTAAACTTATTCAATTCATTATACTGAGCGTACTTATGTAATTTACTAAAACGTTTAAGTTCAGAAAGCATATCTGTTGTTACCGATACTTTTCCATCTCTTGTATCATCTTTTTCAAGTACTGTAAAATGTCTTTCAATAACATCAACTCCTTGAAAAATAGCTAATTTAGTAGTAAGTAAATTATCTTCATGAGGGTTAGAATGATCACTATATCCTATTTCGTCTAAATTAAAATAAAATTTATAAAAAGGTATGTTTTGTAAATTAGCTTTCTCTAAAGGAGTAGGATATACGCAAGTACAACCAAGTAAGCAGAAATCTATATTTAATTCTCTTAGATTCTTTATGGTATGTGATATTTCATCTAAAGTTAAACTTGATGCAGAAAAGTATAATTTTTTAAAATTAAAATCTTTTAACTTATTACCATAATCGAAAGCAGGAATAGAATAACCTGATAGTTTAAGATTAGTATAACCAAGATCATTAAAATATTCAGCATGTTTAGGAGTAAAAATGGTTGTCATAGATTCAACATTATACTCTTTACATTTTTCTATAAAAAATTTTTCATCTTCTTTACTTAATTCTAATCCTTTAAGTCTATGATACTCTCCTTCGAAAGGTCTAAAATTTTCATACTCAGATCTGTTAGTTAACGTGTCTGCTTTTATAGTTTGAATTTTTAATATACTACTATGCTCTGAAGCTGATTTAATCATTGCTTCAAGAATTTCCATATCACCATTATGATTTTGACAAAGTTCACTTATTATTTTCATATCTTATAATCAGGGTATAATTTATTATGTTCTTTAATAATTAATTTAGTTAAATCTTCATTAGCTTGAGGAGAAGGATGGCCTCCACAGAACCACTTACCCCATGGTCTAGTAGACTGTCTATTTTGAGTATTTCCAAATTCGCCATATTCTTTATAATGATTTACTCTAACATGATGGTACCAGCAATCCTCTAATCTAGGTTTTACCTGTTTATGTGCATCTGGGTATTCTATTTTTAAGTCACTGTCTATATTAAATGACATAAAATTTATTTTATCTTTAATTTTTTTTATACTATCATCCAAAGAATTAAAAACTATATAGTTCTTGTTATATTTTTCAAGTAATGTACATAAAGCTAAAACGTTATTTGATAATTTATTAGCTTCATATTCAAAATTAAATAAATACTTTGCTTCTAACTCTCTATATTTTATATAACCTTCCATATCATCATCAGACCCAAAAAATCTATTCATTAATTTTTTTATCTGATCCTCGTTATTTAGTTGAAATGTATGAATATCCCATTCTCTTTCAGTAAAATTCGAATAAACCGTTCTTCTGGTAATACCTGATAGACCTATAATAACTAAATCTTTTGAATCGGGGTTTTCTAAAACATAGTTAATTATATTATTTATAATACGGTAATTAGAACTACCAGCCAAAGCTAAATTTACTTCCGGAATAACTAATTTTTTAGCAAGCAACTTTGACATTCTATGATCTCGACCAGTCCATACTACTTCTCTGTTCTTACCAGGAGTAATAATAGCTTCATATATATTAGAACCTTCTATAAAACTGCAGCCTGCTGCTACTATATTTTTATACTTCTTTATCATCTTATATATGTTCTTTAGGTTGAACTATATGATATTTTTTATCTAAAAGTTTATTATAATAATTTACACACCCGTTACGTCCATCTATAAAGTAATGAACTGGTTTATTAGTATGTTCAATTATTTTTTCAATATTGGTAGTTACGTTAGAAGGACAGTTAGTATCAGTTAAATGTACTCTATAATCTGGTCCGTCTAAGACTACTAACTCTACGTCTTCAATTTCTTCTATATTATGATTATAACTTACGTACCCTAACGTCTTATCTTCCATTTTTATATCTACTAATTTAACTACTTCTTTATATTCAGGAAAAACGTTACTAAATTCATTATACCATTCTTCCGAATCTTCATATGCTATTAGTCTACCACCGTAATTAAGTTCTTGTAAGCATTCATATAGGTAATAAGTACTTTCACCTGTTCCATATTCTACAACTAGCTTAGGTTTGTTTAATTTTATGAAATCAAAAGCTTTTCTATATTTTAAAAAATCGTAGTAATGAGTATGTAATTGATAAATCATAATATTTTTTCTATAACTCTTTTATATGCTTTTTCTTGAGCACTTATTCCAGTTCCTCCTATATGAGGGGTAATTAATATACGAGGATCAGAGGTGACTTTTAATTCAGTAGCTTTAGCGGTATACTCTTCTTTTATAACATCTGTTGCATAACCTAAAACTTTACCTTCACTTATTTCATCTAATAAATCATTTTCGTTTATAACTTCTCCTCTAGATGTATTTACTATAAATATATTTTTTTTAAATTTATTTATGTATTCTTTATTAATAAAGTCTATATTTCTATCTTCTAAATTAATGTTAATACTTAAAAAATCAGTTTCATCAAAAAAATCATCATCAGTAAATTGATCATCACTTATTCTTATATTTTTAAAAATTGGTTCGCATATATCATATAACATTTTACCTAATCTACCGTATCCTAATATTCCTAAAGTTTTTTCTTTTAATTCATCTATTTTACCTACAACTCTAGGAATAGAAAGCATAAGATATAAATTATGTTCAGCGGTTGAAGTTATACTTTTTAATATTTCGTCATTTTTAATATCTATAACCGGTATTGATTTTATATCTATATGATTAGTTCCAGTAGATGGAGAAATAATACCCTTTAGGTTTAACCCTTCTATATGTTTTTCAGATAAGGTATACCTAAGGTAGTTAGGAGCTGCAAATAAATAATCAATTCCTTTGAATATTTTAAGTTCTTCTTTTTTTACATTTAATAAGTTTAAAGCTTTAAATTTACCTTTAATAAAATTATTAAAATTAGGAAGGTGTTGATATGGGGTTAAAAATCCTATAGTCATGTTTTAAAAAAATTATCAGTTAAAATATACTCTTTATAATTTTTACCAGATTTCCAATATTCGTGTTCACAATTTACAATACAAATACTACTATCTTTATTTTTACTAATCGTATAAGAACTAGGTATACAAAATAAAAGTTCAAATATATTTCTTTGAAATGTTTTTATATTGGATTTAAATATTATGCATATTCCTTTATTATTATTTAACTTTACTATTTTTTTAGTATCATTTATATTATTGCTTTTTATAACTTTAAAATCAAAACCAGTATAATTAGGGTTTTTAGAAAGCCTAAACAATTCAAGATACTTTTTTAAATATACTATTTCTTCTTTATCAAAATTATTTTTTAGATAATGGTAATTACTCCTAATTGTATCATTATAATTTGAAGATTTTTCTAAAGAAAAATTATCTGATAATAAAGTTCTCGTTACTTTTTTAATATTATGTAAAGAAAGAATTTGATTTACTACTTTACGTTCTCCTTCTTGTATATGCTTTTTTGTTGTTACTTCATTATCAGTATATATATTAAAACTATTATTAAAGAATATTTTACAAAAATTATTCATAGAAATAAAAGTATTAGGTAGATAATAAGTACTAGAATGAAGATTGGTTTGAGCTTCTAAAAGAGTACCGTGCTTTATATTATTAGCTTTTAAAATATACGTATCATGCTGTTCGTGAGATTTCATGCCTTTATCAAAATACGGCATATTAAAATCATATACAATAGGTATTTTTTTATCTTTTTTAGTATGTGAGCTTACACTATAAGAAGTAGGTTTATAAAAACTTATTAACTGGTCTACAGTGAGTATAGGGGTAATATAATCATAATACTTAAGATCTATAGTTTCCATATTTTTTTTAGAAATATAAAAAATTGTATTTTTTAAAGGGTCTCTTAAAAATATACTACTCTGTAATCTTGTTTGACCTGGATGAACTATTATACTAAAGTCTTCTAAACATTTTTCATTTTCTAAATCTAAAGTTAACTTTTTATTTCTTTTATTTTTTACACTAATATGAACTGGTAGATCAGTATCCATATTGCAGTCTATCATTTCATGTACAATATTCATTCTTTGCCTTAACGTTTTAAGGTAATCGCCATGATAAGTAAATTCAGTTAATCGTTTGTGAAAGGTGTTATAATCTTCAAAAGAACTAAAAAATCCATATCTATCATATAGCCATTGCCCGCTTAAACTTGCTATTTTGTTGTCTAAACAACCTCCATCTTGTAGAGCAGCAGTTATAGGAAATCTGTTAATATGAAAAATAAAGTTATGTTCGAAAATATAACTAATAATCTCAGAAGACTTATCTGTCAATTTGTACATTCAAAAGATCTTTTATTAAGTTAGTATTTTTTAATTCTAAATCGTAATTAAACTTTATATATTTACTATTATCGGAAAAATGATTAATAGTTCGAAATGAAACAAGATTCTTTTTAAATAATCCTTCTATTTCTTTAGAGTATTTTAGAAAAAACCAAGAAGATGATGTATCAATTATCTCATACCCTTTTTTGTTTAATCTTTCTACTAGTTCATTTTTAGCTAAGAAAGTTTTTTCAGTATAGCGATTAAAATAAACTATATTATCCAAAATAAATTCGCAGTACTTTGCTGACATTCCAGAAAGTTCATACATAAATCTAAATTTATTAAATATATCTATATTACTTTTATTACTTACTATATAACCAACCCTACACCCAGCAGCTCCGTAACCTTTTGAAAAGGTTCTAATGATAGTCAAATTAGTATATGTTTTAATTTTTTTGACTAAGCTTTTTTTATTAGTAAGCTCTATATAAGCTTCATCTATTATAACGTGAATTCCTGTATCTAATAATGTTTTAATTTGATCGAAAGTATAATAATCACCTAGAGGAGAGTTTGGGTTAGCTAAAATAATAAACTGTGTATCTTCATCGATTTTATCTAATATCCATCTAAAATTTAATCCTTTATTAGTATATCTTACTTTTTTTACTTTACATTCATATAATTCAGCGTAAACATTATACATTGGAAAGCAGTAATTAGATGTAATAATATTTTTTCCTTTTAGATCAAAACATTCAAATAGAGTCTTTATGCCTAGATCGGAACCTGGTGTAAATAATAAATTATATCCTTTAACTCCTAAATATTTAGCTAATTTGCTTCTTAAATTTTTTATATTAGGATAAAAGAATATATCTTTTTGTTTTATGGAAGTAATAAAGTTATTAAATAAACTATCGGGTAAATTTAAATTTCTTTCATTTTGAGATAATACAACTTTGTATAAATCTTTATTTTCTAATTTATTTTTTCGTACTATGTTATTTAAATGTTTTTTCATTAAATTAACGATTCGCCTTTTACTTTTTTACCGTCTATTTCAATTATATTTTCTAAAATTAACTCTTCAGCTTGATTATTTAAATTTTCTTTTATACAATTAGCTAATGCCCAATTACCGTCTTCATTGTAATGCCAATCATTTACAAAGGTACCATCAGAATGTAGAGTCCATTTGAACTGGTCATCCATATGTTTTTTTCTAAAAGACTGCAATTCAGTCATATTTAGTATATTAAGTTTATTAAACATAGTTTCAAAACTTAGTTCTTTTATAAGCTCATTATCAAAAGGTACACTATGGTAATCTTTTAAAGAAAATTTATACTTATCTTCTTGTTTAGTATCTTTTATTTTAAATGATGTAAAAGGAGATTCTATATATCTAATACTAGCTCCTCTAGCTTCTAAATAATTCTGTAAATAAAATAATTCGTATAACTGCTCTATTTCAGATATTTCAAAATCGAAAAAATTATTTATAAAATTTATTTTAGCTTCATCTGGTCCTACAAATCCAAATTTGTCTCCTTTAGCACTCTTTGCTATATTACTAACACTTTCTCTTATTTTATTACCTTTATATAGCATTATAGCTTCTTTTCTTACAGGGCTTGGAACCTGCATTACAAAAAGATGATTAGTAAGATCTTCTACTCTGTAGCTATAATTTTTGAATGCTCGTATCACAGCTTCTATTCCTAATCCTCCAAAACCAAAATTATGAAAAACATCTACTCTTAATAATTTTGCTAACATACCGCCCCATGTTAAATTATCACTAATGTACTTTCCTGAAACATAGCTTTTTTTATACTTTTCTTTTAGTTGATCAGTCGCTACTTCATATACTTCTTCACCATCAATCACCTGAGGTTGCATTATCTTTTTAACATATGCAGTACCTTGAGTATGAGAGCATCCTCCAGATATAAGTACTTTTTCTTTAGTTCTTGAATATTTAAAATCTTTCATATTAATTTTTTATTAACGATAACATAGGAACTAATTCTTTATAAGAACAGTTTTTACAATGAGAAGTAGGTTTATTAGTTAAGCATCCATTTTTTACATTTAAATAATCCTTAGTTTCTCTTATTTCATCTATAGTATTTTCAAATAAATTTCCGAATGGTTCAGCACCAGTATTTAAACAGCACATTTTTACATGTCCTTCAACAGTAGTATAAATTCCATTTTTAACCCAAAAACAATCAGGAAAGTCCCATTCATCTTTTCCTTTGATATTACCTTTCCAGTTTTCTTTTAAATACTGTATATCTTCTTGTCTATACCCTCCAGGCATAGATTTATCTTCAGACCAATCTTGAGCTATATTTAATCTTAATTCTTCTAGATTATATACATCAACTATTTCTTTTTGAATAATAGGTATATCGTAAACATTATCAGGATTAACAACGTAGTTACAGGTTACTCTACAATTATGTCGATTCATATTTTTAAAATCTTCTAAAAATGAAATCAATTTAGGCCATTTAGCTGGAGATCTATCTCTTTCGTATGATTCTTTATAACCGTCTATACTAAAGTATAACAAATCAATATATTTCATACAGTTTTCAAACTTTTTACCCATTTTACTATTAGGTCTAACTGGGTATTGACAGTTAGTTGCTACTATCAAAAAAGCATCGGGAAAATATTCTTTGAACGTTTTACAAATTATATCGAATTGAGGGTGTAACATAGGCTCTCCCATACCCATCAATTTAGCCTCTTGAATTGGGTGATGCTTTAAACCTTCTAACATAGTTCTAAATTTAGAAATAGGCATATGCTGTAATGCTCCTATCACCTCGTGTCTATTACAAAAAGAACACTGCAGGTTACAGTAGTTAGTAGTTTCTAAATATGCATATGTTATAGGTTGCGTCATACTTCTCTTTTTTTATTCTTATTAAATAAAAATTGGTGAGGTTGTTTATATAGAATATTAGTTAATCCGAATTCTTTTATAATAAAAGCATGAGCATGATGACCTCCATTAGTCCCTTGCATTTCGTCGCTTTCTTTACTTTTAAAATAATACTTCCAGCCGTTAGCGTAAATATCAAAAGTTACTGATGTTCCTCCAAAGAAGTAATCAGAGTCTAATCTGCAAAGTCCTTTTTCGTATCTTATTTTAGAATGTGTATTTATCTCTAAAGGTTCATGATTTTGAGATTTTTCTAATAAATAATTTAATAAAGATTCAACTTCAAATAAAATTCCATTTCTAGTCCATAATACGTAATCATATATAAAATTATTTTTAAGCTCATAATCACTTTTTAATTTATTTACTCTATGAATTAAATAAAAAGCCCTCTCAGTATTATTTTTAAATTCAGTAATGTTAGGATCCAAAAACTCCTTACCTTTAAAGTTGCCAAAAGGTTTTTTATCTTCAAAATCATCCCAGGTACTAGTAAAGTAATCTATATTTAAATTCTCATGATTTAAATTAGCATAAATTTCATTTAAGGTACGAAACGTTCTTGTTTGCCCCCAAAAGCAAATTGCAATATTTTTCTTATTTATACTCATTCAAATAATTTTGTAACCATTCAGGAGTACCTAATTCATAAACTTTATCAACATGAGTTATAACTATATGTTTACCGTCTTTAATCGCATAGTTATAAACTGGTGCAACGTAAAATTCATTATTAACTCTATCATTAGCTTGTATCATCTCTTCTGCATACTTAACAAAGTCACACCCTCTATTCCAATAATAATATCCAGCAGTCGCATCATCAGATATTTTTTTCTTTTCTGCTACTTCTTCTACGTATCCTTCACTATTAACCTTGGCATAGCTCCACTCTTCACTTTTACCTATAAAGCAAGGCATACCTCCATCGTGTAAACTTAATCTACTAAATGTATCGTTAGGATCATAATCTATCATTTGATCTGAGTTAAAACTTAAAAACGGTGTAGTATTATCTATAAACTCTTTAGCAGTTAATAAAGTACATGCTGCTCCTTGAGTAGTTTCATTAAGTCTAATTATTTCAATATTGTCATGTCCTATAATTTCATTAAATAAAGTAAAATCATATTTTAAATAATCAGCCTCTTGACATATTATTATAAATTTAAATTTTTTATCAAACTCTATATTTAAATTTTCTACAACTCTTTGAATCATAGGTTTACCATTTACATCTATAAACGGTTTAGAATCCGTATAACCTTGTTCTTGAAATCTAGAACCTTTACCTGCCATAGGTAAAACTATATTAAAAAACTGTTTCATATTTAATTTTTAAAAAATTCATCTGGATGAATAGATCTATCGTCTATAAATATATCTGCATCAAAAGGTTTAAAGTATAGATGGTGATATTTGCAGCCCCAAGATTCTAATTGAGCTTCAGTTATAGGTCTATAGTAATTTTCTCCTCTACCACTTTTATTTCCTCTAGCTGTATAAAAAATAATAGTATGACCTTGATCGTAAAGGTCATTAATCTGTTTTATCCTATCACGATAAGGAATCCTGGTAATAACAGGGCCCTTTTCTATGCATATAGTATCGTCTATATCTATTACGTATTTTTTACTCATTATTATATAAAGTCTTAACTAATTCGAAATCTATTTCCGTATCAACATCAACCAATTCTTTATCGTCCCAGTCAACAAGATATGGGTACGGTTCATTATATAAATTAGGAAATAATTCCCAATTTTCCAACATATAATTACGTTTATACATAACTAATGAATGTGTAGCTTCCCATAAAAAAGGACCTGATGTTGTTGAAAGTCTGTCATTAGGTTTAAAATTAATAGGTATTTTTTTATTATCCCAGAAAAAATTACGTTTCTGTTTTACTGTAATAGCACTTTGATGTGTAGTTGATTTGAACCAATCTACTACTCTTTGTAGTTTATCTACATCCAAAAAAGGCTGGCAAGGATTATAATTAATTATATATTCTGATTCAACAGCATTTAAATGATCGTACATAATACTATGATGACAGTTTCCTGGTGCTACAGCTTCATAGTCTCTTAACAAAATATCAATCTTACCTGATGCTTTATCTATTAACTCTTTATCATAAGCTGCTAGATACTTTTCTTCTACATTAGTAAGCTTTTTTACATTTTCTATAGCGATATCTATAAGAGTATTTTTATCTCCTAAATCTCTAAGATGTTTATCAGGACATCTGCTACTTTGTCTCCTAGCATGAATAATTACTGCTATACTTTTCATAACTCTAACCAGAATTTAGTTTTCTTGATTCTATTCCAAAAAGGTTTTTCAAAATCTGAATAATGTTCTTTCCACTTTTGTGTAAAAACTCTATTTAAAATATGATCATCTCCCTTTAAAAAGGGGTATATCATTCTTTTTAAACCATCTTCTTGCCATACATTATATAAAGGTATTTCCAAATTGTATCCTAGATAGTTATTAAACTGTACTGATAATTTACTTAAATCAAAAAATTTAATTTTACATCCATTCCATTCATCATTTAATAAAATATTTTCTACAAAAAATTTACCTATATAACTTGCATAATAATTTAAATACGGAGTATAACTATCAAAATTTTCCATATGCTTATGCATATAAGATGACGGTTCAGGTTCTCCTGCTTCTACATACCAGTCACGAAGTCTTTGAATATACTCACTCTTAGCTCTTTCATATGGATCTCTTATAGGAAAATAAACAGTGACGTTAGGATCTGAGGTTCCTATAAAGCTATCTATTTGATCCCAGTTATTTTCCTCCTCTAACCTTTCCCAACCTTCGTTTCTTATATGTATTTGTTTGATAGCTTGACTTCCGTTTTTAGCTAATCCAACTATAACATTATTATCTTTTTTTATATATCTGGTGCTCATACTAAACTATAATTTAATTTCTTTTTATCTAAATTTACTTTCATTTTTAATTTTTTACCTCCAAAAAATTCAGGAGTTAGTACTTCATAATTTTTTTCCTTAGGAACTTGTAAGAAAATAGGTACATCACTTTTAGTCATAGCCAATAAAACAGCTCTATGAGTTCCTCTTCTTAACATATGGTACATACTATTATAACATATAGGAAATAATAAACCGTTTTTCTTTATCGACATATACTGTCTTATATCGAAGTCTTGTTTCCATTTAATACAAGTATGGGTTTCATAATAATCTGTATAAGTAGAAGTATCAGGGTAAAGTAGGTCATATTTTTTTTCTATTTCTTTCCATTCTTCAGTATCCCATCCTACAGTATCTTCTACTTCTTTAATAAATTTTCTTGCTATAGTAACATCTTCATTATCATGCATATTTGTCATATACTTATTAATTAATTTGTACGGTATAGTAAGATATAAGAAACTATCCCAATCTTTACCTAACCCTACCATATCCATTGATATAACATCTGCTTTAGCCATTACCATCTTATCGTCAAAAGGATTTATATTAAAGTACATAGGATCGAAACCATCCCAGTTAGCTCCTTCTTTGATAGTATCTATGTCTGAATTAATAGGTCTTTCATTCCACCCAGATTTTTCTTTATTACCTTTTAATTCTTTGTGTACTTCTAAATATAAGTCTACAACTTTTTGATAAGGAATTATATCAAAATGCTTCAAAGATTTAAAACTATCTTTCCAGTATTTTACTCCTGTTAATTTAAAATTCATAATTAAATAATTCTATATCATTTTTATATTTTTCAGCAACATAATTTTTAGCTTTTTCAGTATATGCCATTTTATAATTTTTTATTTTACTATACTGCGATATATTAGTTATAGGTAAAGGTCTATACGGTATGAATAACTTGCTGCAAATAACATGCCACGATTGATTTAAATGCTCGTATGTTCCAAAAAAATCTATATACGGTAGTTTATTTATACCATCATTATACTTACCTTTTAAAAATTCTACTTGAGAAGGTATATGAATAAACTCATCATACCAATTAGCTCTATCTATAGCTGTATCTAGTTTAGGATTAAAATCTTTTGGAATATTTCTAACTGATTTATTATAATGTTTTTCAAATTTTTCTTCTAAATTAAAAACAGTACTATCAAAATCTTCTGAGTTTAACCAAGGTCTATATTTGTATTGAGAAAATAATCTATCCCAAGGGTTTCTTATAATAGTAAATACAAAATATTCATTTAGTATTTTTTCATCTAAATCATCATGATGTATTTTGAATCCTTCATATACTTCATCTTTATTAAACTTCGCATATAGTTCTCTGCCTATAGATGTCCCAGCGCACTTAGGTATATGTAGAAAGATAAATTTTTTATCGTGATTAACCATTTAAGTTTAATTTTTTAGTATATAAATCTAAATCTAAAAGGTAATAATTAGACCAATTATTTAAAGAATTATAATGTTTATCTAAATATTCTAAATCTAGATCTTGCCAATCATTTACAAGTACTATAGGAAATATTTTAGCAAAATACTCTGTAACTACATTTCTATGGCAAATAGGTATAACTTTCAAATATAGGCATTCCCACATTCGATGACAGTCGATACCGTTTCCTTCTGGGCTCAAGCAATACTTGTAATTTTTAAGGTCTTTTATATAAGATTTAAAATCAGTATCTTCAGTCCATTGTAAACCTTTTTCTTTTCCGGCTTTATAACACTGAGGTCTATAATCATCTCTTAATCCTCCATTTATTTTAAAATTAAAAAATATAAATTCAGACTTTTCTTTAGGTAGGCTTTTTAGCTCTTCATTAAAAATACCTATATCTCCCCATGGCCAGTTAGAATTAGCTAACCCTATTGGTAAAGGTATAAGTCTTTCATGTGTAGTGTTTACATTTTGACTATATATTTTTTTTATATTAGGAATATCAAAATACTTTTTATGAGTTTCGTCGAAGCTTTGATCTGAGTTATGTAGTATAAGATCAAAAGGATTTTTAAACTTACTTAACTTATCATAAAGGTTTATATCTTTTAAAGCAGGTTTATCTTCATTTATAAGACTACTATTACAGTATATAGTATTAGGATTGTTATAATTATCAAAATCGAAAGATTCTATATCGTAAGATAATGCATTTTTACTCTCAAATTCTTTCTGATCTAATTTAGAAAATCCTGCAGTTGCAAGTTCTTGTATTTTTTCTCCTGTTATAATTTCCATAGACTTTATTGAAACTTTTCATTTTCTTCTTCTAAAAAATTAAATACATTTAAGTCTAATCCTTCTTCTTCAACTAAGCTTTTCATAGCCTTAGTATCTTTTGGTAAACACATTCCTCCATATCCGTATCCAAAATCTTTATCTACTCTTAAATAATGACCTTCTTCTACTGCATGAAATAAGAATGCATCTTTGATTGCATTATAATTACCTCCAAAATGTTTAGCTAATCTATAAAATGAATTAGCAAAGATAATTCTCATAGCTTTGTAAGTATTAGAAAAATACTTCATTAATTCAGCTTCTATGATTTTCAGTTTAACTTTATGTGTAGGCAATATACCGTGAGATTCTATAACTTTATTATAAACTTCTTCACTATCGGTTCCTACTACTAGTACACTATTATTATATACGAAGTCTTCAAATGCACACCTTTCTCTCAAAAATTCGGGTACAAAGCAAAAAGTACGGTTAGGGTATTTCTTTATTAACTTATCTGTTGTTCCAGGTTTTACTGTTGATTTGATAGATATTATACCATTATAATCTAACCTATCTAAATCTTCTACGACGCTTAATACAGCGGTTATATCACAATGTCCTTTTTTATCAGATGGTGTACCAACACATATATAGATTATTTCAGTATCTAATACATCTTCAATTTTAGTATCATGTTTTATATCGTGATATTTTACTTGATGGTTTATTTTTTCAAAACCTTGTTTTATAGCAGTTCCAACTACTCCTTTTCCTATTATTCCTATAACCATGTTATTTATTATTTAAAAAATTTGCAATATTTTTATAACCTTCTTTTTCGAAGTTTAATTTATTATAAATAGTATTATCTAAGTTAATAAAAATTTTAGATATATCAAACTCTTTCTGAATATTAATACTTGTTCCAATACCTAATTCTTCTACTCTTTTCGCTAATTCTATTATTTCTATAGAATCGTTTTCGTCATAAAGCGATACTACCGGTATAAAGTTTTCCACACAATGAGTTAACATTCCTACTCCTGGTCTGATTAAAAATGTGCAATTGGTATCTTTATTAATATCAGTAGATGTATTATATAATAAATTATTTTTAATTTCTTCTAAAGCCTTTTTGTAAGTATCTATATAGTTTAAACTTGGTTTACCTAAAACTACAGTATCACTTTTACCCCAAATATTTTTTTCTTTTTCTATACATCCCCATCCAAATGCTTTTTTATTTTTATATTCTTTGATATTACCTGTTTCTACGTATTTATTAGTTAATATTAAGGGATTAAATAAATCTAAACACCTGTAATCTAATTCAGATAGTTCATTATCTCCAAATCTGTTCTTAAAAACATCAGCCCATAAAAAAGAACCTGATAGAATTATATCGTCTCTATATTTTAGTAACCCTGCAATATTATCGCTAACTACTATATCGTAATCTAAAGTAGTAGGTCCATATAAATCTATCCATTTTTTATATTGATCAAAGCATATATCGTTATCTTTTAAAGCTTTATCCCATCTTATATTTGAAAACTTATAAAATATAAAATTAGCTTTAAAATTAGGTTCAAATTTATCATATTGATACTTTTCACAGTATATAGTTATATCAAAATTTTTAGATAATGACTCACATATTTTCAAAATTCTGCTAAAATGCCCTAATCCGTTAGAACAGCTATAAAAACTTATCTTTTTTTTCATTTAGTATACCACTCTCTAAAATATTTTTCCATCTTCATAAAATCCTTTTCTTCAAATAAATTTAAATCTTCAGGACATCCTAACTTCAATAATACTTCACTCCATCCTAAATCATTAAAAATAGGAGTAATACCATAATCTCTAAAAAACTCATGCATTAAAACTCCTGGTCCTAAAGTATGTACGTTTTCTTCAGGTTTTCTCATTTTATATTGTCTATAGTGCATTAAATTTATTAAAAGATCCATAGTGTAAGAGTTACCTAAAAATACACAATCGTTAAAGTTTTGCATATTAAACTCCATTTCCATATTACCTCCATGAGTAGTATGAAGTACACCGTCTGGTATCTTATTAGGAAAATTAAAAAACGATTCTGGATTGAAGACTACATCAGGTCTAGATTTTACTACTAGATCATATGTAAAATTATTTTTTATTTCATGTTCTCTTTTTAACATTAGAGATTTTACTAAGCTAAAAAATAGTCCTGACCAGTGATCGTTACAGTAAAATTTTTTATTAGGTGTAGGGTCTAATAGAGCTTTTTGTGTACCAAATAAACTAGCAAACTCTCGAAATTCTTCTACAGTAACATCTCTTTTAGAATAAGGCTTTGTTACTCCTACTCTATCACTACTATATGACCAAGTATGAGCAAAATAATCTACTTGTACACTTTCTCTATTTGCAGTAGACCAAAACCATTTTTGATTATTCCAACCTATTTTCCAACCTCTTAGTTGGCCTGATAAACATACTGCTATTTTCATATTATCTTATCTTTAAGGTTATTTTTAAATTGAAATATTTTAACTCTATGTCTTCTTAAATTTGCATATAAAGTATTATTAGATCTATAGTTAGATACTATAAAAGGTAAATTCCAACTATTACATAAAATAAGAGATTCGTCTACTTTATTTTTATCATGAGGTCCTGCGTGAGTTACCTTTTCAAAATAAGCACAGTTATCATTTAAATTAAATTTAGATATATCTGAATCAAAAGATCTTAATGCATCTAAAGAGTTAATAATAAAATGACCTAGATAAAATTTTTGAGAATGTATTTCTTTTCTTTTTATTTTAGTATAACATTCTTCTAACGTTCCTAGATATATATCAAACGGTACTGTTATGTACTCTTGCCAATCAACGTCTATATGTTCTTTACAAATTATAGTGTATCTATGATTAAAAAATTCCATTATTTCAAAATTCTATTAATTAAAACTTCTTTTATATTATAGTTTTGTATTAGATCTGAGTTATGTTGTATAACATTTTTCATCTCTTTATACATTTCAAATAACTGTTTATTTGAAAGTTTTGATAGATCTTCCACTACTTTTAAAACTCCATCAAATCTTTTCCACCCTTGTTTAAAAGTATCATAGCTTTCATCCCACCATTTATCAAAAGTCATAAAACCATGGTCTTTTAATATCTGTAAGTGATTATACGGTCCGAATTGTATAACTGGGTGTCCGCAGTATATTGGATTAAAAGTAGAACTATGTAAATGACAGCACTTATTAACAAAAGGAAATGCACACATAACTATACTAAATAAACTATTTTTATAGTGTACTGGTTGAAAGGGTAAATCAGCATTAAATTTACCTACTCCTGATCCAGGGGGTCCGTGATTATCTTTATCAGTTTGGTCTATATCAAATGGACATTTAGTTTTTAAGGAATCAATATTTTCTTTAGTTATTAATTCTTTATATTTTTCAGGAGGAAAGGTATAATCAGGATACTCAGGAAAGCTTAATAAAAATTTATCATATAAATTATACTTATTTAAGTAAAGCATAAATAAATTTCGTTCAGGTCTACCGGTTCTATTTACTTTTAAGAATGGTTTGATGTTGTTAAAATTATTTTCTTTATATTCTATTTCTTCTTCTACATCTACGACCATAGGTAAGTGTCCTAATTTTTTTAATCTTTGAACATCCATAACATTATACATAAATGAAATAACATTAATATGTTCTTTAATATGAGGATTACTTTGTAAAAAGATTTTATGCTCTGTTTCTGCTACTAAACTATTAGTTACGTAGTAAATTTGTGATGCTGGTAAGTTTAATTTATTAGTTGATTGATAAATATTTTTGAAGAAAGAACTAACTTGGTCTCCTTCCATAGTATTATCAAGTATCAATTTACACCTTTTAAGTTTAATTTGATGTTGAATAACTAAAGGGATTAAATTAAGATGTTTAGCTGCTAAGGCATTATTATGATGCAAAACTACGCTATACAGGAAAGGTTTATCCCAATCAAAATCTTCTATTTTTATAGTATCGGAATTTAAAAATCTAGGCATATCGGAATGAGAAAATAAAGGTCTAGTTATTTTATAACCTCTAGGATCAATCTCATTTATTTCCGGAATATCTTTATATAGTTTTAGTATTTCTATATTAGGATTATGAAGGCTTACTTGATTAAAATTATCTACTATACTTACCATTTATACCAAACCAGTTTAAATTATTTACTATTATATCTTTAATTTGTACGCAGCATTCTTTTGTAGGATGTGCAGTATCATCTGTGCAGTTCCAGGTTTTATAATTTATATTAATAATATTTTCATTACTTATCTTACTCTTTTTTGGTAGCTGTTGATGAAAATTTATTAACTTATAATTATATCTATTTGATTTAAGGTAACTATCCAAAAAAGCTATATCAGCTAAATGAGTCTTATTTTGATTCTTTTTTAATTTATCATCATATTTAATAAGCTTTTCATAATAATTAACAAAAGCTGTCAAAATTTCATTCAAACCTTCTTTATTTTGTAATATTTCATCTCTTATTATATCTAACTCTTCTATATCAGTTGTATACATAGAAGAAAGTCTTCTCCATGAACTAAATTTTTCTTCAAAATTACTTCTTACCGGTACATGTCCAGTATCAGCTGGTGTTATGTTTACACTTCCATCTAAGTATTGTATGCTATATCTTGGAGCCCAAGTTAATCCTATTATTACTAAAGTATCTTTAGGATCTAACTCCTGTAAATGGTAAAAAGTATTATATAGAATGGTTCGAAAAGACTGTCCATTTTTAGCGGTATTAATTAATTTTAACCTGAGCTCTTCAGCTAACAGTTCAGGCCATGTATAACCTTCTTCAATTCTGTCTCCTGCGGTAAAACTACAACCGTTAATATATAAATTTTTATATTTCATTTTTCAAAACTGTACTTAATTCTTTTGCCCATAACTCATGACCTAACTCAGTAGGATGATAATCTATAAGATCGTCTTGATTATATTCAGATAGATTTAATAAAAACTGAATAAACGATTTTTTTGTAAAGACTTCTTTATGTATTCTTTTGTATTCATCTATAATATTATTTATATCTAATCTTTTTAATGTACTAGCTTCAGAAGATTTTTGATAGTTAGAAATATAACTTTCTATTTCTCTTGCATCAAATAGTTGATGTTTATCAGCATTAAATAATTCTTCTTTACTTTCATAAAAAGCATTAAAAAATAAATGACGTATATTTAAGGCTTTTAAAAAATTATGAAGAGTAATATTATTTAGACAATGTCTAGTGATAAATTCTTCTTCATGCCAATGATTTAAAGTATATAACTTATAAAAAGCATTTAAATCATCACTTTTAGATTCCCAATGATCTAATTCAGCTGGGTATAAGCATTCCCATTCTCCAGTATCTTTTTCATTCCATTTATAAAAAAAATCTTTTCTTTCAGGTGATGACCATCCTATTATTACAAATATATCTTTTGTATCATATTTATTTTTTAATTCTAAAATATCGTTAATAGTACCTCTTAATATTCTATCATTAGATGCTCCTGCTACTGAGTTATTAATTACTTCTGTTTTTAATAACTTTCCTAACTTACCAGGCCATACTCTTGGTAATCTATATTTTTTATTTTTTGGATGATTAACGTGTGCATTATTGGTACCAAATAATTTAGGGTCTACTATATCACCTGCTGTCCAGCTATCACCATTTGTATAAATTAATTTAGCCATTGTTTAGAGAATTTAATTAAATGGTTATTATTATATGAATGATCTTTGACCTTGTAAGGAGATACTTCTTCAAAATTTGAAGTAAACATTATAGTATTATTCATGTTCTGGCTTACTTCCTTTACAAATTTATTATAGTCGTTAAAGAATAAATTAATATTATCGGAATCTAAAACTTTTTCTTGTAAATGAAGTAAATTGATTTCACCTTTAAATATATGTTGGTACTCTGGGGATAACCGATTAGCACATCCAACCCATGTATAGCTATAAGAATAATCTATTACGTCTTTCATTTCCGCAGTTTTAGTTTTTCCGTTAACTATCAATTCGATACTATTTTTATTTTTGATAACTACTACGTCTAGTCCTTTTTCTACTTCTTCTACGGAAGGATAAAAATCTATAGACTTAACTTCATCTACATCTGGGTTATCAGTTTTTTTCCACCATTCGAAACTAACTTTGAGCAGTATATTGTTTATTTCATCTTTACCTGCTGTAAAAAATAAACCTATATGCTTTCCATTTTTACTAAATAGACCTTGAGTAAAGAAAGGTTCTTTTTTCATACCTTCTAAATAGTAGTCTTTATCTGGTGTAAATCTCATCATTAATGTAAAGTCGGTAGTTATTACATCATCAGGAGGATTAAAAACTAATTTATTTTTATTTCCTTTTAAAAATAAGTATGTATTTTCTTTATTTATTTTCATCTACTTAAAGTCAAGCAATATTCGTAAAAATCAGCTAATTCAGGAAATGTCTTACAGAAATCTGTTCCTCTTCTTTCATCGTGTGCTCTAAAATAATTACCAAAGTTTTTTCTCTGGTTAGTCATATCTTTTCTACTAGTCATCCAGTCGTACGATCTTTTTATTTTTTGTATTTCAACATCTGAAAATCCTATCAATTTATTATCAAATTTAGGAGTACCTAAAAAGTCTGCATGACTTGCACACCTTAAAACTTCTCTATCCCATTTAGAAGGTAATACTTGTAATGTTTGATGAGAAGGGTATCTTAGGTACGATGAATCTAAAAATACTGCTGAGATCCAATATCTATCAGTAGAAGCATATTCGTTTTTTAGTTGATATACTCCGTCAATAAGTTTATAGTAGGAAGGTACCGATAAAGAATTGAAGGTTGACATAATAGTAATGTTTAACCTAGGACAAGCAGTAAGTAGCTTATTCATATTAGTTAACCATCTATCAAAGATTAAACCATTTCTAATATATTCAGCTTGCTCTCCCCATCCATCAACCGATGTAAATATAATAAATTCATTAACTCTTTCTTCGTCTTCTATCTTTTTAATTTTTTCTATAAAATTATCTACTAACCTATCTTCTACTCCTAAGTTAGAATTAATTGCTAAATTTAATTTTTTATTAGGATTAGGATGTTCTATAATATAATCTAATACTTTCCATGTATCTTTTGACATTAAAGGTTCTCCACCAGTAATTCTAAATGTATGTAAATCTCTATATAGATCAGGCCACCATTTCCAAAATGCTTCTACATATGGATTATGCTCTCTATGATGAATAGGCATTTTATTATTATCTTGTAAGTATTTTAAATCGTTAAATTTATCATCTGTAGGATAAGCACCGTATTTTTTAGCTTCTTTTACCCAAGTAGAAGAGAAAGAAGGACCGCAGTATGAACATTTAAAATTACATGCATTCGAAAATGCTACCTCAACATAACGAGGATTAAAATCTGTTCTCCAACTAGAATTAACTATTTCATCATAATGCGGTTTAGACCAGGATTCATTAGATTTGAAAACTCTATCTGAAAATCCAGTAGAATTATCTTCTACGTTCCAACAATAATCACACTCTGCTGGTCTTTTTCCTTCTAACATTTCTCTTCTTTTTCTTTTCTTAAAAGAGGTATTATGTAATGCTGATGGATTTCTTTTTAATTCACCTATAGGAATATGATGAGTAGACGGGTGGTGACATGAATGTGTCTGTCCCATTTGTAGGTGCATAGTTACTTGAGTCCATTTAGCTAGACACATACCACATCCTACTTTATCTAACTTCTTCTTAGTATCTAGATAGTCAGGATTGGTAAACGAAATTTCATGTGCTTTTTTGCTTGAACTCATAGTTTAATATTAATCATTTTAGCCCAAGGAGTAAGTTTTTCTTCTCCTATAAACTCATATTTTACTTGTTTTATACCGTCTTCTTTATAATCTAACTTACCTTGTTGCATTTTAAGAACGTATCTTCTTTCGTTTGCTGCTGTAGTTTCTCCTTTTGCCCATTTACCGTCTACTAGACCTTCGTCTTTATGAGGTAAACATCTCATCTTTCCTTCTACTCTATGAGGTAAAATTGAATTAGGTATTTGTATTTCTTCTTGTTTTTCAATAGTATTTTTTACTCTATGTATATTTTTAGGATCATTAAAATCTAAATCTATAACTAAATCGTCTTCTGGTATTGTATTATGTAAGTTAGCAACTTCATCTTCAGAAAGTGCTCTATCCCATCCAAACACTTTAGCTATATCTCCTTTAAAGTAAGAACCTGGGTGGTCGTCAGCAAAAGAAGGAGAATGTCCTAAATACATTTTATCTGCTTTATACCTCATTAATCTTCCTTCATAATTTAGAGGGGATGGTGTTCCGTATCCTCCTTTCGAGTCAACCTCTGATCCATTAAGGTATAAGTGGGAATTCCTATCTATATCATCAAATACAGCTGTAACCCAGCTCCATTGGTTATCATATCTCTTAACCCACATGTAGTTATGTCCTTTGAACATATTCCAAAACTGCAAAGATAAAGTTCTAGAATTATTAAATGCAAATCCATAATCATATCCAGGTATTCTTAAAATAGGAAACTCTACGTATTTATTTTGTTTATCACCTATTAAAAATATATTTTGTTTTTCAGGTTGATTATAAGCTCTACACAACATAGATATAGTATGAGATCTATGAGGTATGTTTCTTATACTTTTATTAAGTGGTATTTCAACTTTAGCAGTTCCATCAAAATGTAAATATTTTTGATTATTAAATGTAGTTAAAAATGTATCGTTAGTATATCCTTCTTTATAACATCTCCAGAATAAATCATCGTCCTCCATTCCCCAATCCCAATAGTCATTAGAATATCCATTAGTTTTTTCAACCTGTTCTTTAGAAAATACGACTGCACCACCAAAATATTCATGATATTTAAGTTTATAGTCCATTTGCGATATCTTGGTTGCTATGTGTCTAGGATGATTTTCTGGAAAGGAATAATCTGCTCCTCCGCCTTCTTCGGGTATCATATCAATATCGTGCCATACTATATAATCGCACCCTTCTTCTAAAGCATGTTTTGCAGCTATATTTTTTGTTGCTCCTCTGTTAAATAATTTATCATCCGTTTGATGACAAAAATACATTTGAAAATCTATATTCCTATTTTTAAGATACTTACCTACTTTAGGAATGAACTCATGCATATGTAGTTCTCTGTCTCTATACGGTACACAAACTCCTAGCTTCATAACTTCGCTTTTATATAAATAACCCTTTCTTGCTTTTTATATTCAATTTCTTCAAAAGATAAGTTAGATAATCCGTCAGCATCCGTATCGTGATTATCTGTAAGTACTTCATTATTATATCTTAATTGATTCCATCTAGTAGATTTAGACTTCCATTTACCTTTTATAAATCCATTATTACTATGAGCTAATTTTCTAATAGAACTCGGTCTTCTATAAGGTAAATACTCTAAATGTTTAAATAATCCTCTGCTTTTAATAATTTCACAATTAACTATATTTCCTAAATTACCATTTCCTGATAAGTCTATTAAATTGTAGTCTTGTACAAATTTAGTATCATAAAAAGTTTTAAGAAAATTACTACTTTTATAATTTTTAAAGTTCTGGGTTAAACTAAAACATTTATTATTATGCAAGTCTACTATCTCTCTTTTTGTAAGACATTTATTAAATGTAGAAAACTCTTTAATATTACCTTTGAAGAAATCTAATTCTCCTTTTTTACCGCCTAAATAAAAATTAGGCTGCTCATTATAATTAAAAAATGTAGTATCTATAGTTAAATTATCAATAAGTTTACTATTAATGTATAAACTAACTTTTCTAGATATTTTATTATAAGTAACTGTTAAATCATGTGTTATAGGTTTAGCAGGTAAAATCTTAGAATACAAATGATGGTAACCTTGTCTGTTATCAAAAAATTCTACTTGATATCTACTAAAAGATGTATAATTTATAGAAAAATCATATTCAGGTATATTAAATAAAGTAAATTTATCTATATCTTTTCTATGATTATATACCGGAGCTTCTGGTGTAAATTTAATATTAATTGTAAATGACTCGTTAATATCTAGAGTATTTTTACATTTAACATACGCGTCTACTCCATTAAACTTTAAATCCGTACGTGGAGGTAAACTATCTGTTTGAGATACCTGAACTAGAGGTATATCGTTTTTTATACATCTGTACCTTAAATCATCATCTTCAAACCCCCATCCCCAGTATACATTTGAAAATCCATTTATTCTTTCAAATAGATCAATAGGGAATAGGGTAATGCCACCGAAATAATGTTCAAAGGGTAAATTATCAGTAGCAAGATGAATAGGAATATCAGAGTAGGAATAGTCTACTTTTTCAGGAAGCATATCAACGTCGTGAAAAACTACATAATCACACCGTCTTTTTACAGCTTCTTTGAATCCTATATTAAGTAATTTACCTCTATTGAATTCCTTATCATCATATTGTTCTACAACAATAATATAATATTCGAAATCTCTATTCGATAAATACTTACTTGTATGGTCTATAAACTTTTCTAACTGCTTTTTCCTATTTCTATAAGGGACTATAACAGCTAATCTGTCCATTAGTCTTTCTTAACGTACTTTTCGTAGTACTCAGAAAGATACCATTGCGCTCTTTCGCTCCATTCAGCTTTGTCAATGTCTTCAAACCAAAAAGCTAAAGCATCAACAGAGGCAGCTATTTTTTCGAGAGCTTTTACTTTTCTCTCTTCTAATAATTCAGCGTCGGTCTTTTTATCTCTTCCAGCCATAATTTTAAATTTTAATAATTAATTTAGTTAAATAATTCCAATTTGAGTAATCGTTATAATTAATATAAGAAGTTTCTTTCAATTTTTCAACTAAAAAGTCACTTTTTTTTATATTTATTTTCCAATCACTATTTTTTATAGCATCATACATAGTTTTATATTCTTCTGAATAAGAATAATCTTTATTATTATCTGCTACTTGTTTTATTCTATCAATACAAGTACTATCCCATTTAAAATGGTGTACTTGAGTAAAACACTCTTCTACGGGCAACCTCTTAGGATGTTCAGTTCCCCAGCTATTTTTGTTATTTTCGAACAAAGCATAATGCTGCCCCGATGTTATTTTTTGATCTCCTTTAGCTAACGTTACTTTGTTAGGACATGCTCCAGACATTGGATACCTAAAGAATCCTCCTAAAGGAAATGTTTCGTAAATATTCGTTTCTCTGTCAACTTTTGGGAATATGCCATCTTTACCTATCCTATCTAAAAAACCTCCGGTAACAAAAGATTTCCCTTGTCTTTCACAGGATTTGACTATATCTTCAATATCAGTAGGGTATGCTTGTAATTCATCGTCGTCTGATATTATCCACCAATCGTTAGGTTTTTTAGCTCTAACTGTATTGTATATATCGGTTACTCTTTGCCAGTGGTATTTTTTATCAGTAACTACCCAAAAAGGTTTAATATTTAATTCTTCTATTTCTTCCAATATACCATCAGTAGTATCTTGTCTATATACTACAACATATACTTTATCTACTTTATCCTCATAATGCTTTAACATATGAGGTAAAAGATGTGTGTTTTGACCTACTACAGTAATTAAATTAAGCACGTTGTAATAAAGTTAATCCGGTTGAACTAGGTTTTGATGGATGATTACCAGTATTGAAGAAATTAAACTGTTTCCATTCTGAGTTTATTTCTTTGATAAACTTTGGTGGTCCGTCAAAATATTCAAAATATTCTTTTTCATCTTCAGTAATAATCAATTCTTTTTGAAATTTTTCATCAGTATCGTGAATCGAAATTATTCCATTAGGTTTTACTATTTTACTATATAGATCAAAATCATTTTTAACATCTTCGTAAGAATGACCAGCGTCTATATGTAAAAAGTCTATTTTTATATCTTGTTTAACAAAAAAGTTATAATATGCATTCTCTGTTGTATCTTTTATAAATCTAGGGACGAATTGATATCTAAAAAAACTATCTTTATCATCATAATTTATTTTTCCTCCTACTCCATTTGCAGCGTCTACTAAATAGGTAGCTCCAATATCTCCATGATTATAGTCTCTATCTCCTTCAAATATACCTTGATCGTATAAATCAATTCTAGCTTGAGTCATAATTCTAGGTATAAATCCTCCTCCGCTACCTAAGCATACACAAACTTTAGCTCTTAATAATTGAATAATAGAATAAATTAATAACCCGTCTCCTAAATCGTAATCAGAAGCTCCGTGGGTCCATCTATATTTTACAGGGATAAAAGTTTTAATATCTTTACCTTTAGTATCCTTGATAAATTTTTCGTCGTTGGTAATAAACTGTCTAATAAATTCTTTATCTAAAATTCCCATTACTTATTAACTATACTTGATAAATCTAATTTAGGTAAATTTATGCAATTAAGCAAATGATTTATCTCTAAATCGTAGTTTTGATCTGCTTTATTATCTTTTATCCAAGACTTTAGCGGTCCATAATGTTTTAAAAATATACCTGATTCTTTCAATTTCCATATTCCTTTATCGTTATCTTTTCCCCACTCCCATTTTTCACAGTCCCAATCGGTAGAAATTAAAGGTTGATACTCTATATTTTTTTTATCTAATAGATGTTTTAAAACTAATTGCTCAGCAAAAATTAAGTATTGAGGATGAGGTACTTCCATATTAGTAAACTCTTCCATAATTTTTAAACTTAATTCTGCATATTCATTAGTAAACTTATAATCAGGTAAATTTAAAAATGCAACATTGACTGATTCTGTTTGCCATCTTGCTTTATAAGATAATTTTTTTACATATTCATCTAAAGAAGTTGGATAATATCCTTTTCCTACTTCTAAATTATGTACGTAGACTTTATCTAAATCTAAATATTGTTTTATAGGTCTGTAAATATGAGTATCATTATCCATCAGTATAACATGTTCTTTTACTGAGGCTAGTACTTGAAGTTTAGAAGAAGCCCAAAAGACGCTTTTATTTATTTTTCTTGGATTAGGAATAGGAAGTATTTTATGCCAAAAATCTAATACTTTTAATTTATCTAAAGCATCTATAGTAATATCATCTGCATATAATACACAAGTATCTTCTGGATGATTTCTTCTCCAAAGGTTTACTGATGCTAATAATAGTAATACGTTAAGCTTACTATTAGTATAGAAATCGAAAGAATTTTGATTATCTTTTATATTTTCTAAAACCCAAATTATTTTCAAAACTTTTTATTTATATTTTTTTTAACAACTACCTGATGCTATTACTACTCCACTTCCGTTAGTTTGAACAAAATCATTACCAGCTACCTGTATAAATCCAGCTGTGACGGTAGATGATAAACTATCGTTAGTTCCTATAGTATCTCCAATTACAGGTATAGTTCCTTCAGCATCTCCATTATAGAAGTAAGTAGTACCAACTGAGCTTGAACAAGCAGCAGCGCTATCACCACCTACAAGACTACCATTAAACGACGGGAACGTAACAGAACCTGTATCGGCATGAGTAGTTGTAAAGTGAGCGTGATAGTTATTATGATCTGCTATTGAAGCATCAGTTAATGTAACTGTATTATTAGTACTTATAGATGATCCGCCTCCTCCAGCAGCTGTTCTCCAAGAATCGAAAGTATGAGGATAATTAGCTCTAGCATGTAATGTTATTGAAGCTGCTGATATATCTAAATTTTTAACTGTAATAGTAGAAGTAGATGCTGCTACTGAGTACGGGGCATTTACTTGACATGTTCCACCATTGCCAGGTACTACGTTACCATAAAATACAGAAGCTCCTTGGAGTATCTGTATACCGAAATCAGCAGGTCCTTGAGATGGATGGAAGTCACTAAAAGCAGTACTTTGAGAAATATTGCTTGCTCCTTCATCTATCGCATTAGACCAACTTGGAAAAGTTGATGCTGAAATATCGTTAGTACCGTATATAAATCTTGCCATCTATTTTACAGTTTCTATTTTATCTTCTGAAATAAATGTTGTTAAGTATTCGTAAAGTCTTTTATAACAATATTCATATAAATTATCGAATGCTTTCAAATCTATTACAGTTTTTTTTTCTTTTTTAGTTCCTTTTAAAACGGTCTTTTGTTTAATTACATCTCTATATTTTATTACTTCATCTCCGTTTTCATCGAAGCTAACATAAGGTACTTTTTCAGTAACATCCTCTTCTCCATATTCTGGTATGTCTACTTCTCTTTCTTCAGCGACTTGACTCTTTATATATTGAGACAATTCTAACTCTTTACCGTCACTACTAGGAGAATCATAATACATTATTTTATTTTGTACTAATCCCTCCATAGGTTTTACTTCTTCTTCAAGATATACTCTATTATGTCTAATAGCGTGCTCTCGATCTATCCAATACGTAACTTGAAATCCAAGTTGCGCAGTTACTTTGTTGAAAGAAAATCCTTCAACTCTTACATATAGTTCTTGAGTCGGGCCTTGACTCGTCTCAAGATCAGCGTTTATAATGAAACCCATATATTATAACTTATTTATTTTTTAATTCTTCTATTTCTCCTTTTAACTCTTTTATTGCATTTACTAAAATAGGTACTACTTTAGCATAATCAACTGTAAGATGAGGATCTTCTCCATTCAATCCATCTACTTCTTTTACTAATTCTGGAACTATTTCCTGTACTTGCTGTGCAATAAATCCTATATCATGTTTTCTGTCAAGTTTTTCTTTCCAGTCAAACTCTTTAGCTTCTAAATTTAATATATGATCTAATCCATATTTTGTATCAACGATGTTAGTTTTTAACCTTTCATCAGAAGCTACAGTAGATGAATATGCTACAACATCTGCATTCGCATGAAATGTACCGCCATCTGTGAATCTAAAATCTTCGACGTTATCGATTGCTACTTTAATCATAGCATCAGTACCGAAATCTATGTATTCGTCATTAGCGGCTGCTCCAACCTTAGCTACTCCTAGTAAATTATTTGAATTTGCGTTTAAATCTCCGGTTAGAAGAACAGAACCGGAAACTGAGTTAAGGGATGCATCGGACCCCGAAACTATTACTTTTTTCCAATTTGGCATAATTTTAAGTTTTATGGTTGGTTACTACAATAGCCCACTTCCCCTTACGGGGCCAATAAAGCTTTACCATTATAAATAGCCATTATAATATAATAAAAAAAGCCTAATAAAACTAATTATCCGATAAAAAAAAGATTATTATACGTAAATATAGATATCCCCGTTATCTATCCTGATATTACCATAGTGATCTGCTTGAGAACCAGTAGCTATATCAGATGATCCAGAAACGACTCCTGCTACGTAGTAATCAGCTGTTGCTGTAGTCGAAGAAGCTGCAGCGCTACCTACTGCTAATCTACCGTCGTTAGAATTGAAATCTCCATTCCAAAATAAAGCTGAACCAGAATTAGCTGCTCCTTCTGAGCCTCCAAAGATTATTCCTGATTCATCTGTTGCTGTAGATGATCCTGAGTTGAGAAGAATAAATTTATCTTGTACATTTAAGTTAGATACTTGATTTTCTATAGTATCTCCAGTAACAGTTAAGTTTCCTGTGATAGTAGCATTTCCTGTTACTGTTAATAAAGAACCGTCAAAAGTTAAATTAGCTTCACCGTTCATAGATGAGCTATTTATAGCAGTTAATACTCTATTATTGAGCCCATTATTAATCATTGAAGTACCTACAGTACCATCATCTATTTGAGATCTTAGAGTTCTACCAACATATTGATAGACGGTCATATAAACATATTGAGTAGCTGAAGGAGCTTGACCACTATTCCAAGTTAATACTCCAGTCTTATAATCGAATACATAGTTATCATCAGTTATAGCATCGGTACTTATACCTCCTGCAGTAGCAGAAGTATCTTTAAATACAACAGCTTTATAACCTGTAGTGCTAGCTTCAGCATTTCTAGTACTATGAGCTGCTATTATATATTTAGGAGAAACAAAATTAGTCTGTTGATCTGTTTCTATTAGCTGATCTGATGAAACTGAACCTGAAGGAGATGCAGGATCAGATGTAGTAAAATAATAAACTTGTCTATTACCGTTACCAGCTGGTTTTAATTTTTTTCTATAATGATATTTTAGAACTTCTACATTAGGTGCTAAAGTTGGGTTCACTACACTACCAGAAATAATACCACCATCTTGACTTGAACCACTAAAAGCTAATTGGGAACTACCAGTAGGAATAAGACCATCATCTGTAAATATTTCACCTGCTCCGAGGTCAAATACATCCGTGAACGCTTCTTGAGCTAAAGTAAGTTCATCAGTTGTAAACCTCCTACCTTGTAATAATCGTTCTGATCTGTTGCTTGAATTATATGCCATTTTTATTCCTCTTTATTACGATACCGATACTGTTATTTGTTCTATTGTTTTTACAGGTTTACCAGTATATCTAATTAGTAACCAGATTTTATCGTTAGTTCCATTAATTGTCTGTCCTACAGCATTACTTAATCCTAATGTCAATGTTCCTGATGAATTAGTTAATGATGAAAAGTCTGCTTGTACGTCTACATTAGCATTAAATGGATTTAATTGATTACTAGCTCCTTGATTGTCTAATGCTCCTCCGTATGAGCTATTTCCTTTTACAGCATCAAATATTATAGTTCTTGCATCACCACTATTAGCTGGTAATTGATTTTCAAATATTACACCTATAGCTATTTTATTACTAGTAGTAGTATTAAAGTCTACTAAATCATCTGATGAATTAGGAGATAAGTCTATAGTCAATGTACCTTGGTTAGAACTTGCTCCAGTTTCGAATTCTCTTAAGTACCATTTGTAATGAGAAGCACTAAATCCTCCTGTTGGATAAAAATATCCAAATGATGATTCAGGATTTACTAAATATCCTGGTTTTACTTGCAATCCTTTACCGTCTCCTAAACTAAGTTTATCTGTACTAGTCCAAGATGTAGTTAAACCAGTAGGTGAAAGTATTACTCTTCTATATGTTTCATTTGTAAATCTTTCGATCAAAGCAGTTGATGCAGTTCCTCCTCCAAAATATCCCATCGATCCACTAGCTGCAGGTTGACCAAATGTACCGGCAGTATGAATAGCTACTGTGTTAGTTTTTAAAGTAGATTGAGATGATGATCTATTTCTACCTTTTATATCTAAAGTGAAATCTGTGTCAATGAATCCATTTTCTCTAAATGTCTGTCCAGTACCACTTAAAGTATACGTTGCATCTATATGAAAGTTATCAGTTCTAAAAGGTACTGATGTTGTACTTCTTACTACTCCTCCTGTACTATAAACTGCATTAGCTGTTTGTATAGTTCCACCTGATGTTGATAATGTATCAACTCCTGAAGTATTACTTACCGTAACATTAGATGGAGTTGGAGAAGTTATACTTACATCTCCTAAAGTAGTTGATGAAGCATATAAAGGTTCAAATAAACCACTTGCTGTAGAAGTTAATTTATAAGTTCCACCAGTTATATGAGGTACTCCAGATAATGATCCTGAAGTTAAAGTTAATGCAGTAACAGAGGTAGACCCTGTACTTAAAGTTTGAGACCCTATATTACTTTCTATATTATCTACTGGTGCCCAGAATATAGTTTCACTTGCAGTGTTTGTATCAAAATCAGCCTGTGATCCTGTTGCTATCCCAATAGTAGTATTAATAGTATACGTACCTGATGAAGATACACTAGTTAAAGATTGTGCAGTCCAGTTTACTAAGTTTTTAGAAAATACAGTAGCAAACTTACCATCTTGAAATGCTGCTGGTATTACTGCAGGATTTACTGTGTTAATTTTAGCCAACGTTACTCCGCCAGAAGTACCGAAAGCAGATTGAGTTAAAATAGTAGCTGATGAAGAAGCTTCTGATTGTTGATCTGATCCTGTATTTGAGAAAGTCCAACTATGTGAACCACTTACTTTAAAAGCAGATGCTCCACCACTATCTAATCCTCCTAAACCAAATAGTTGAGAATCAGCAGATGAAGATACTGTTGTAGAGCCTCCAGCTACAGAAGTATAAGAAATCAACGGAGTAGTAGACTTATATATAGTTTTACCTGGAAATAATGTTCCTCCTACTGCGGCAAAACCTTTTGTAATTAAATATTCAACATCATCTATATCTTGATCTTGAGGTACATTACCTGCTATCGAGTCAGTTGAACCTAAACTTTTATTTTCGCTAATAGAACCATATGTTTTAGTATTAGCAGTTGGATTGGCAGCTGATGAAGAGAGAAGACCTGCTACAAACCTTAAAATTTCACTTACATGAGTTGTGTTATCGAAGTTATCAAAATAACTTCCATCTAAATTAGTACCCCATTGGTTAGATGTAGGGTAACCATTTTGAATATTATTAGTAAAGATAGCTGTAGAAGATGTAGCAGCTGTATGCACACTTAATGAGCCAGTTACACCTAAGCTACCAGTTATTTGAGCTGAACCTGAAAAAGGAAACGTATCTCCACTACTATTTAATGCAAAAGAAGCTGTTACTGCATGAGAAGCAGAAACTACTGTTCCATCTATACTTGCTGAATTTACGTATGATGCTGTAAATGCATTTGCTACAGCTCCATCTACTTTACCCCCAGGTACATAAGAAGATGTTACTGCATGAGAAGCAGAAACTGCTATTGATGCTGTAAATGCGTTTGCTACAGTTCCGTCTACGTTACCACCAGCTACATAAGAAGCTGTATCAGCATTAGATGAAGAAACTTCTTTAACTGTTTCGTGAGAGGCAGAAACTGCATATGAAGCACTTACTATAGTTAGATCAAAAGAGCTACCATCACCTTTAGTGAATGTAACTACTTGTGTTGAGCCTGAATTAGATGCTGTTGTTATTAAAGATCCTGTATTGCCGCCGCCTCCTGCATTAACAGCTGCTCCGTTTAAAGTAATAGATCCAGTAATATCTAGTGAACCAGTTAATACTTCTGATCCGCTTACAACTAAAGAACCAGTTAGTACTCTAGCATTAGATAAATCTCCAGATATCTGTTTTCTTGAAATAATTGCCATCTTACGCTTCTAATTTTCCTGTTATCATATACTCATCACTAGCACTTATAGTATACCCTAATTGCGTTGCATTAAAAGTAATAACTACATTAGGTCCACTCTGTGCTACGGATGTTACTGCTTCTTTTTCAACAGCTACTCCATTTATAAATATCGTGAAATCATTGATACTTTGAGTTGGAAACCCAGTTGGTACAGTAGCTAGTGAAGTTGATACAAAAGTTGCTGTTGCAGAACCAGTATTCACTGTTACAGTCTTACTATTGCTTGTGTGAGCGTTATTAATTACAGAATATGCTTTTTGTTCACTTGTCATAGTTTCTATAGTTTGTTGTACTAATTTACCAGTAGTAGATACGTTATCGTAAAAACGAACTGCTAAGGAAGTACTTCTTGTTGCTGAAAATCTTTTAGCCATTATAAATCATTTATATTTACTACACTTTCTAATCCAAATATTACTGCTCCTTTGCTAAAATATTTAAGATTACCTTGTCTTAAAGTATTAATAGTATCAGGTACTATATGTCCCATTAAGTTTATATCAAATTCAGTCTTAACTGTTCTGTCTTGACCTTTGACTAACTCAGTAACCATGTTAAAATCATTTATCATAGCTCTAAAACTAAATTTATTTGGATCACCCCAGTATGAATCTGATGCATAATTAATACTTTCTATCATTTTATTCATTTGTTCTATAAATTGTGTAAATATAATACATGAATAAGTGATATTTACATAATCTGGTACTGCTACAGCGTAATATTCGTCTACTGGTGTTCTATTATTTAGTATAGAGAATCTATCATATTGATTTTTCTTAGACCACTTCTTTTTAAACACTCCAAAGTTATGAGGATTGTTAGCATCCATCTTATTACCTAAGTTTCTATTCTTAGATATAGTATTTCTTTTTATTAGTATGAGAGGTAGTTGTATTTTCCCCTTTTGATCACGGTAAAACCCGTCGCTTTGCACGGCTTTCCATCTTTCCGGTGAACCGTATAGGACAGGTACGTTCTTTTGGGATCCATTTTGAATAACAAAAGGCTTAATTACATTATTAAAGTAGTAAAATATAGCTTCGTCTATGTCTCTTAGACCTAAACTAAAAGGTTTTACAGTATCGTCTTTAACTGATCGTTGATTTTCTCTTTTTTTAAGGTTAGTACTATCTGGTTTAGAAGCTTTATACCTTTCTACTTCGTAGGGTTTGATAGTATCTACTCTTTTCTGTCTTTGATTCTTAGGATTTATGTTGATATCGTCTGCCATATATTATAAATAAGTAGTTCCTTCAAAATCTATACCTGTTGCTTCTTTTCTAGTCATGTGAGCTGTACATATAATAGATAAGCTGCTTCCAAACTTGTCTCCATACGAAGTTAAATTGTAAGATTTGTTTCTTCCTACAAATAATTGGTTCTCTGTTACGTTATCTACTTCGTAATAATCTTCTTGCCAGTTAATTATATCTCCAGTTTCTGGAATAACAGAAGAATCTTTTAAGTCTTCTCTTAAAAACGCAAATGATACTTCTCTTTCTAGATCTGGTAATGTTAAATCATTAATATCTATTACTTGATCACCTCTAGTTATTAAACAATTAAGTTTAGCCGGTACAAAGTAAGTTTTACTTAATGATTCTCCGTATAAATTAGCTACAGTTTGGTCTAAGTTAATTTTATAGTAAATAACTTCTTGTTCTATTATATCTTTTAATAGCTCTCTGTTAATATTTACTAATAAGTCAAAATCTCTATTACTTCCGAATAACATTACTTATCTTCTATTGTGTTTTCAGCTATTTCTACATCTTTTATAAAACTATACTTATTCATAGCGTTAGTTTTAAAAGCATTAAAAGCTTCTGTTGCTTCTTTTTGTGAAATTAGCTTTACTTTAAATGTTTCTCTATACTCTCCATCTCCAGAAGCTAGTGTAACAGTAGTTACACCAGGTAATGCTCTTAATAATTCAGCTAAATTACCTACTTTTTCACTTCCATCAAAAATTACCTGTACCATACCTTCGTATGTACTGTAATTAATCTCTTCTTTTAATATATCTAATAACTTCATTAACCAACGTATATAGTCATAGGTACTCCACCTAATGCATCATTTAAAAATTTAGTATTATTAGCTTGATTTTCTAACTGACCTGATATAGAAGCTGTGTTTAGTATCTCTCTAAGTTCGGTTACGTATGCTTCTTTCTCACTTCTTACATCAGCAAGTAGATCTGCCTGGTTTAAAGTAGCTTCTGCACCAGGAACTGGTACTGTTTGATACTTTCCTCTTACATACGCTAACATTTCTTTAGCTAAACTAGAGGCATATTTAAATATCCACTGTCTACCTATAGAATTTATTTCAGAATATATAGGATTATTAGTAGGAACATTAGATATGTTAGTAATTAAGTTACTATCGTTGTTAGAATAGTAAGATCCACCTGATCCTTGTACTCCTCCTACTAATTCAGCACTAGAAGTTATATTTAAACCGTCATCTACAAATCTTTTTTCGTTTTCGATGTAGTAATCTATCTTTAACGACCCTGATTCCTTAGGTATAGGGAATATCCTTAGTTGATTATTGTGTACTTCAAAGCTATATGCCGATCTTCTTATCTGATCGTTAAATTCTATAGCTTGAGTCTTTAAAATATCAAAAGATGCAGGCATTAATAAGAAATTTACCCCTGGACTAAATGATCCGAAGTCAAAAGCGTCCATAAGTGATTGAATACCTGTACCTGTACCAGCATATGGGTCAAAAAACCTTTGTATTGCTGGTGGTGCTTCATAATATATCTTTCTTATCTCTATTCTACTGTTTACTCCTTGAGAAGTTGCCCATTTTTGTAGATCATAGTCTTGAATAGAACTAGTTAAGTCAAGCATACCACTATGAAGTGTAGTTTCACCTCCTACCCCGGCTTCCATACCGTATTGTTTAGATACTCTTACACTATTCTGTAGTGAAGGTCTAATTAAAGTAGTATTCACTGCTTCTCCTTGTATACCTCCTTGTAATCCACTAAATGATTGAGCTATTTGTTGTTGATATACTTCAGTTCCGTAGGTTGTTACAGCTTCTTCAAAGCAAGCAAAGAAAGACCCCGATTGTAGCTCTACATCCATCATAGGAAACCCTAATTTCCTTGCGCAGAAGTCAGCTACCTTAGGAGCATCCTTTTGAAATTCTAAATCATCATCATAAAATCCGAAAGGTGTCATTTGACCTGCTATAAAGTTAGCAGAACCGTCATATATTACTATATTTGCCATATTTTATTATTTAGATACTAAAAAGTATTCTACTGTTGATACAAGATCTACTGGTTGAGCTTTTACTTTTACAATATTATCGAAACTTCCTGTTGCTACGTCTTGAAAGCTACCTGTTAAAAAGGTATTATCAAACATAAAGCTTCCTGATGCTCCTACTACCATATTATAAGTCTCGTTCGAAGAAGATAATTGTAATATAACAGAACCTGTAGAATGATTAGTAAATCTAAAATATAGTAAACTACTACTAATAAATTGACCAGCTCCTTCTCCTCCTGAAAAGTCTACTACATCAGTAAATGAACCTGAAGAAATGTTAAAAGTTCTTTCATCATGGAAACTAGCTGAAGGGATATTAACTTCGAAATCAGTTCCTCTTTCTTTACCTTCTATTTTAACTCTTTCTCTTATATTGTAATTTAAAGTTGCCATTATATATCTTTTTTTATAAATAGTTAAAAAAAAAGAGGCCCGAAGGCCTCTCTTAGTTATTCTTAACCTTTCTTTTTCAGAATGTGGTATAAGACGAAGGCACCTACTAGTCCTAGTAAACCTTCAGCATTCAATCCACCTAATATTCCCATGATATTATCTACCACTGAAATAGCAGGCCAGAACGGAATGTTAGCACCTTTGAATAGTACTTCAAGTACAACCCCCAGTGCAATTAAACTTACACCGATTTCTGTTAGTTGATTGGCCCAAGAGCCTATCTTCTTTAAAAAATCCATATTTATTGGTTTTTAGTTAGACAAAAGATAACTGTCCGACTTCAATTAAGAAAGGAATTCCATGTTAATAAATAGGCAAAAAAAAAGCGGCCCAGAAGGACCGCCTTTCTCTTAAAAAATCTATAGATTAATCTTATAAATCATTCATATCTGAAATAAAGACTTTTCCGTAGAATTCAGGTCTTATCATCTTCTTAGCATATCTAGTCATGATACCTTTTCTTGGAGTGAAGGTCTCAGGATCGTATACTAGAGGAGTCATAAGTAATGGTATATACGGTGAGTAAACCGCTCCAGTTTCTAAGAATTGTGAACCTCTATATCCCATAAGAATAATATTCTCAGTCATATAAGGGTTTTTGTAAACTCTGAATCTGTTAGCTAAGCTTCCTACTCTTTGTACACCAAAGTTGAAATCAGCCTGATCTCCGTCTGTATTAGCTGCATATCCTGGAATAGATTCTAGAATAGTAGCAACGTTTGGAGAACATACTAAGAAGTTCGCACCACCTCTAAGAGTTTTTTGGTGAATCTTATTAGATACTTTTTGGATTTTAGTTCCTAAAGTTTGGAACCACTGTCCTTGAGTATTATAAAATCCTGGACTTAAAGTAGCCCAAGCTGTACCATTCCAAACTTTGTTTGAAACGACAGACCATCTCTCAGTAGTTACTGCGTCATTAATAAGCATGTCTAGGATCTCAAGATCAATCTCCATTGAGATATACTCACTCAATAAAGAAGTTAACTCAGCCTCAGCGTCGATGCTGTGGTATGCGTTAAGATCTTGAGCGAATTCTGGAGTCCATTGTGCTTTTAGTTTTCTAGTTTTAGCAACAATTGCTTCACTAGCTAATCTTACGTCGATAGACGGGATTTTAATAGATGTGTCAACAGCAGCAGTTGAATTTGCTTCGAAGTCACCTCTTGCGTTATCATCTGGTTGTACGTGATATAATACAGTAGAAGCAGGATTCTTAACTGTTAGGTTAGATGCAGTTACAACGAAAGTAACGTCATCACCAGATACAGTAGTTAATTCTGGGTTACTAGTAATATCTACAGAAGCAGAAAATAATCTAAATGCTCTAACTGCTTTATAATCAGGTCTTGCACCAGCGGCTTTTCCTGACATATCAGCTGTAACAGTTCTAAATTCTGATACGATTAGATCATCATTGTATCCAATTGAAGAAGAAACAGCAGATCCAGTAGTAATAGTTTCAGTGTGTGAAGCTGAATTTACTGTATATCCGAATTGTCCAGCGCCATAAAGACCACCAGAAACTTCCTCATCAACAGACATTTTGTTAGAAGCAGAAGATACATTACCATACAAGTTATCACCAGCTGTTCTTCCTCCTACAGAGTCTCCATATTTGAAGTCTAGGTAGAATACAAGTCCTGAAGGTAAATTCATTGGTTGTACAGAAACGAAATCTTGAGCAACGATTTGAGCAAATACTTTTCTAACTAAAGGTAGAGCTACACCAGCCCAGTTCTCACCAGCTCCAGCAGTGAAAGTAGCAGACCCTCCGTGACCGGAAGTGTTTGCTTCAGCAACGATTTGTTTAGCTTGGTTTTCTAAGATAACAGCCATGTTATTTTTGACTCTATTATCTTCGATACCTTCTAACAAACCAGATGCTTCCCACTTAGAAGCTAATTTTTCAGAATCCTTTAGCATGCTCTTATAAGTATTTGAGCTCTCTAATAGGTTGTTAATTTCCATAATTTCTAAAAAAATTTAAAATTTGTTATTTAATAATACCGGCTAATTTTTGCATTCTTCTAACAGTTTCAGAAACTTCATTAATTACTTCTGGTTTACCAGATGCAGTAGTTCCTGTTGCTTTAGATGCCATGCCTAGTTTAGTCTTAGCTTCTTTGATATTGTTTTTAGTTTCTTTTTTACTAACAACATTATCTGAAACTGTTTCATAAACTAATTTAACCTCTTTTACAGTTTCTGCTTTATCAAAAGCAGCTATAATGTTAACCTTTTGACTTTCAGAAAGGTCGTTTGATTTAAAGATTTTGTTAACGTAAAGTAATTTTGAATTTAGAATATTTACTTCATTCAATTCACTTTTAAGAGTTTTGATAGTCTCTAAAGCTTGAGCTAGTTCTGATTTGCTTTCTTCTAATGCTTGTTCTTCAGCATCTCCGATAACACCTTCAGCTTCTTTCTCAACTTCATTGAAATCCTCTTCACCGTCTTTATCTTCGTTAATATTTACGTCTACCTTCTGTCTGTGGTTATCAGCATTAGGTTTAGCATTGAACTCGTCTAATTCTTCTTCACTTACTGAAGATTCAAGTTCTCTAATTAACTCATCAAGATCGATTTCTTCCTCGTCCTCACCAGGCATGTCCATTGGTTCTTCTACAGCATCAGGCTCATCACCCATACCTTCGATATCACCAGCATCCATATCCATAGCAGGCTCTTCGTCAGCGCCCATTTCTTGACTAATAATATCTCTAATTAAGTCTTTGAATTGATCTACACTTAAATCAGAAATATCCTCATCACCTTTAGGCTCGTCTTCAACCTCCGCTTCGTCCTCAGATTCGTCTGAGTCATCCTCCGCTTCGTTTTTTTCATCGTCAGCATGCATTGCTTCGTCTTTATTGTCTCCGTGAGCTTCCTCCATATCGTCGTCATGTTTAGCTTCTTCTACTTCTTCAAGAGATTCTTCCATGTTATCTTTCTCCTTCTTAGGAGCTTCTTCCATGTTGTCTTTCTCTTTCTTAGGAGCCTCTTCCATAGTTTCGTCGTCTTTTTTCTTAGGCGCTTCTTCTATTTTAGAATCTTCCATTTCTTGTAGTTTTGCAGCTAACATATCTTTTAAATGTGGAGTTAGAGTTTCTTCTAATGCTTCCTTAGCGTTAGCAATAGCAGCAGCTCTTACAGACTTAGCTTCAGCAATAGCTTGCTTAAATAAATCTTTGTTTGCCATTTTTAAAAAAAAATTGTTGTGATTGTACGATTATTAAGAATCGTAATAGGGATTATAATTTGTTTGATACAATATATAAGATTGTATATTCTTATATAAATATATACTTTTTCTGGAAACCGTTATGCTCTTAATATATTGTTACTCGGGAATTCTCCAATCATCAATATCATCACCTCGTCTTTCGGTTTGAGGAAATAGATAATCTAAATAATTATCCCATTGATCATCATAATCTTCATATCCGCTTTCTTCTTGATAATAACTAGCTATCAATTTACCGATATCAGAAGCAGGTTCATTAAAATAATCGGATACATCTTCAGCATCTTCCCAAGTTGCAGCTGCTTTCATAAAACTAACTATTTCTTCATCTTCAAAATCATCAAACCCATTTTGTTGTTGCATTATGTCGTATACTTCACCAGCTAGATTTTCATCTTTAACTTCAGGAAATTTTTTCGCAAAATCATCAAAATCAAGATCACTTGAGTTTTCATCGTCGTCTCCATTCCGTGGACCAGAAAGGTACACCCATTTTCCGTCAGGAAGTTTTGCATGTTTTTGGCCATAGTTACTATTATAAAATTCGGTTCCTTCTGGGAATTCGTCTTTGTTTATTTCACTCCATCGTTTAAATTTATCTTCTGAGATTAATTTGCTTTGAGTAGTAAGTTTGTTTTCTACTAAAAATTTTCTTAAATTAAAGTTTTTCATTATGCTCTCAAAATATCGTTAATAATATTGTCTAAATTAAAATACTTAGATACTTTACCTTTACCTTCATTTAATGATACCGGGTTCATAAATGCACCATGTGTAGATGGATTAGATACAAAGTCCCAGCATACTAGTTCAAAATCAGGCTGTACTTCTAAATGTCCTTCGTTTGTTTGTTGGACTGATCCGGTACCTCTAGATGATATACCAATAGTATGACCAGCTTTTATAATTTCTTTTACTATATTACCAGCAGGAGTATTTAATAGCTCTACCTTACCCATTAAGTCATCACCATCCCAATATAGTTCTTTTACTATGTGAGAAGCGTTTTTTAACGAGACTACGGGCGTTTCAGGATGATCTAACTCTCCAAAAGCATTTCCTTTTTTGACGAACTCTTTCACGTATCTTTCCGCTTCTCTCTTAAGAAGATCTTTACTGTATACTCTACCGTTTTGATTCTCTGCTGAAGCTCTTTGCATTACTCCTTCAACTTCAAATACACCAGGTTTGGTTTTTGATTCCTTTAAAGTAGGTTTAAAAGGTGTTACGTCTACTAATAATTGTGCCATATTATTTTTCTTCTTTTTAGTTTTAGTATCTCCAGTATTTACTTAAACCGTATCTTTCTAATTTATCATTACCATGTTCAACATCATCTGGTAGAATATAATCATCAATTTCCTCAGCAGATGTATTATTATCAAATATAAAAACATCAGCATTACTTATAATAAGGTCTTGTTCTCTATCAGATAGTAACTCATCGTAAGCTTCGTAATCAGTCATATCATCATCCTGGTAAACGATTGTAAAAGGTTTATCACTTATTTTTTTAGGCGTAAATTCTTCTTTTAATAAGCGATTTTCTGCCAAATATTTTCTTAGATTAAAATTTTTCATTTTATTTTATTTGTTCTTTTTTTCGTTAATACCAAAAATATTCTTCTTAGGACCTTCTTGGGCAATAGGTAATGATCTAACTGGTTTAATGTTAGGTAAATTTAATCCTCCAGTAAAGGCATTTTTCATAACAGGTCTTAAATCTTTTTTAAATGCGCTTTCGATAGCTGGAGCTAAAAATCCTCCTACTTTTAATCCTTCATCATTTTTTATTTCTCCTAACTTATCGTAAACTTTCTGTATCTTTTCTCTAGTTCTTTCGTAAAATGATTCTATATCATTTACTACATTTTGAAGATCGATAACGGATTGTTTCATTCCTGCAAAGCTTTCGTAGTCATCTGCTATTTTAGCTAGTTGATTAGTAGCTGCTTCTTCAATCATATCATCTTTTAAACTTTTTTTGATAATACCTTTGATAGCTTCTTTAAGTTGTACAGATTGTTTTTCTGTGATTCTATATTCTTCAACTTCTGCTTCTGGTTCTACTACTTCATCATCTGCTAAATCTTTTAAGAACTCTAATGCTCTTTTTAATTTAGGATTAGCAAATAAAGCAGGTTGTTCTTTATCGTCTACTTGGTCTACAAACTTTAAAATAGCTTGAGCCATAGTTTTAGGATTTTTAACGTTAGTATTTATTCTAGTTAAAGTAGCTGAAGGAATTTCTTCTTCATCAACTCTATCGTAATTAGCATCTACAAATAGATCAAAATGAAATACAGGATCTTTTCCGAAATCTCCATCCATGATATCATTTTTATGTGTTTTGATATAATCCTTAATAAGAGAATCTATACCGGGTATCTCTCCATACTTTTCTTTTATCTTACCAATATGAGATGCTAATACTTCTTTTAATACTTTTCTTGTATCAGCAGCACCGCCTGTATAGTTGCTAGGAGAATCAGTTTTAACTTTACCTTTTCTATCGATATTCATTACTTCATCTTTACCCATAGCTTTTTTTATAGCTTTATCTTTTGCAGCCATATAATCATCAGAATCTATATCTCCGTCTCCGTCATGATCTTTACCTTTTCCTTCAGAAGCCATATAGATAGGTTCGATAGCTTTTGTAATTTCTTGTGCAATTGCTAGTTCTTCATTCTTATCTTCTTCTTGATATTGTTCTTCTAAGTTTTCTGAAATAGAATAAATAGCATCTAGCTCAGATGTACCGTCTTGTTCATCCATCAAGGCCTCAGCTTCTGTAAATAATTCGTTAAATACTCCACGTACTACATCTTCATCATGACTAGATGATAATTTACTTTCTAAGAATTTTTTAATATCTGGAAATGTTGCTACGTATTTTTGTTTAAAAGGTATACTTTCTTCTTCGTTCTTTTTTCTTTTGTGACCGTGATGTGAAGATGTAATAACTTCTAATTCGTTTATAGGTATATTTTTTACTGTCTTACTTCCTTCTTTAAAAAATACATCGTAATGAGTTACTGTTCCATCTTCTAATAAAGTATGCTCTCCTTCTAAACAAATACCATGTCCATATTTTTCATGTAATACATGATTAGCACAATCGTGCTCAATTTCTTTCTCTTCGTCTTTTTTATCAATAGTTTCCTTAATATAATTAACTAGATTCTTTTTAAACATTTTTAATGCTTTGTTTCCTTCTTCTTCATCTTCATGTTTAAAAGCATCAATTGCAGTATTGAGGTCTTGATTAGGTGTGTGATAATTTACATCTTCTAATGAGTTATAAATCTTCATCATATGCTCTACCTCTTCTCCTGATGCTCCTTTACCAGGATCTACTTCCGGAATAGCCATTGCAGCTCTAATCATTCCTCCGTAATCAAAGTTTTCAGAATATTTATCTCCTGGTTGATATGCTTCTTTTAAAGTAGCTTTTTTCATTCCGTTGAAAGTATCAACGTTATTTTTCTTACCTACTGGGACCATCTGATCGTTTTTATTTACTTTATCAGATTCGTTACCAACTAAGTTTATATAATGAGAAGGATTTTTTTCTAAGTTGTCTTTTGCTTTCTTTTCTGCTTTAAAAAAGTCGTCAGCATTAAGAGTCATATGAGGCATTAATCCAGCTGCTTGCAACTCAATTCTTATTCCTCTATCTAAAGCATCTAATGAATAAGTTAAGGCAGGTCTTTCATCGTATGATTTTGTTTTAGTAGGTTTTTTTTCAGCCTTAGCTTCAAAAACTAATCCTCTGTTTTTAAGAATTTGTACTGAATCGTCAAATCCATTGAATTGAGATATAAAATCAGGGAACTGTTGTCTCATCTGTCTAACAAATTCTCCTTTAGCCATCTTGCCTTCTTGGACGGCTCTAAATTTTTCAGTTGCTGTTTGTTGTCTCATGTCTATAAATAGTCAAATGCTTTAGTATGATATGGCCTATCTGGACGGCTTATTTTTTTGAAACCTAGACTCTTTGAAACTTTAAGAGCTTTTTTTGCTTTACCAAAAGCGCCCGGTGTTGCATAATTTTCTCCAGCACCAGGAGTAAAAGAAGCAGATCCGCCAGATACGTTTGCTTCTTGCAATTCAGATAGTACTTCTCTTACTAATTGAATTACTTGAGACCTTGTCATAAGTTTTTTAATTCATTAACAAGATCGTAATATTGCATAAGATTAACTAAATGAGTATCATTTACTTTTTCAGTTTTAGCTAAAGGAGTAATATTTTTTACTACTTCCTGTAGTTTAATCTTAACAACATCATCTTTTACTTTTGCAATTAATTTATTAACTTCTTTTAAAATATTATCAAATTCTTTATTTACTAATTTATAAAGTCTACGATTAGAGTTTACTGATGTAATAAATTCTTTAAGAATATTTTTTTGTTCAGGTAATAAATCTTTATACTTATCATTAAATTTTTCTAATAAAATTTTAAATGTAAGCATTTTTAAATCTTTGTCGTATTTACTGTAGTCTTCTATTAAACTGTCTTTAACAGCATCTTTTTCCTGAGGATTAGAAGTTAGATGTTCTAAAATAGTAAACTTATTATCAACTAAAAATTGAGGGTCTACTAAATTACTATTATTCTGAGCTTCTAATAAGCAGTACAGAGCAGCTAGAGGTTTATAAGCTCTAACTTCCATTCCAAAAAACTCTTCTAAATTATAATGTTTTTTAATTTCAGATATAAGCTCATATTTTTGAGCTTTTAAAGTTTTTTGATCTAATTTTCTTGAAACTTCAGTAATAGTGGATAAAACAGCTTCTGCTTTACTCTGTATAAGTTTATTATTTTTAATAAGGAACTCATATAGTTTATACTCTTTTGCTAAAGTACTTTTATTACTATAGAATTTTTTAAGTATTTCTATAGCTTTTGAGTCTTTATTGTCTAGGGTATCTGCTGCTATTTGTTTAACTAACAGTTCAAATATGAGACCAGTATTACGATACTTCGAATGCTTTATCTTCATTATATACGTTTACTATTATAAATATGTATTATTTACCTAAATCCTTGATATTGTCTTCTTTTAGTAACTCGCTATCGTCATCTTTAGATTTTTTGAAAACAATATCTTTCAACATATCTTTATTTTGTAGATAAACTTTCTCTGTAGAGTTGGTTTCCATAACATTATCATTGTCGGAAGGGTAGCCTCCTTTCATGCCTTGCTGACCTAAAGGATCTCTTCCTCCCATAGGGTTATCATTAGTGCCATATATAGAAGCTTTTTCTCTTGGTCTTCCTCCTTCAGGACCTGGCTGTCCCCACTCAGGTGTATCTTCATACCCTGTAGGAACTTCTCCTGGACCTGCTCCTTTTGGTGTAGAAGTAGATCTTCTACCGTACATTGAAGCAAGATCATGAGGTGTACCGTAAGTAGTACCTGATTTAGCTGGGTCATTACCTTCTCCTTCTATCTGTCCTATTCTAAATAGTCTTTTAGAATCTTCTCTAACTAAATCTCTCATTTCATTATACTTATCTTCTGACATATCAAATATGTTTTCGTATATATAATCAGATGAGAATAATTTAGTATCTTTCATTTGATTAGCAAGATCAACTTTTTCTTTTAAGAGAGCTACTTTTTCTTGTTCAAATATAATAGACGGAGTAGTAAGTTTAATTTCAAAGTTAGTTAAACTTTCACCGGTAAATCCTTGAGAATATAAGTGAACTAATGCTATTTTAGTTAACTCTGATTCCATAATTCGTTGAACTCTTTCAACTGTTCTAGCGAATCTTATATCTTCAGCAGCTAAAGTTGCTTTTCCTTGTAAATCTCCTTCATATCCGAAGTATGCTTTTGGAATCTTAAGTGCTGCAAACATTTTTTGTTGCAAATATTGTACGTCAGTTACACCATCGTAATCTAATCCTTTAGTAGTTTCAATTCTTGTAGATGTATCTCCTCCTCTAACAGGCAGATAATAATCCTCCATCATATTCTGTAGATTAAATTTAAGGTTATATTGTCCTTGATCATCTACATAAGGAGTTTTTTTCATTTGGTTGATAGTTTTTTGCATAAACTGCTCAACTTCATTAGGAGGTACGTTTCCTACATTAATATAGAACATTCTTTTTTCAGGAGATCTCATTATTCTATGAATTAACATAGCATCTTCCATCAAAGTAACTTGTTTAAATATTTTTCTTGCAGGCTCTAAATAAGATCTACCGTAAGGTAGGTAATGAGTATCTGAGATTAATCTAAAATGAGCTATTTCGTAATTATCAAATTCAACTATTTTATCGTTCTTTTTTCTTTTAGGTAAATATTGAGGATTTTGTGATGATGCTAAACCATCTGGATCTAATTGAAAAATAACTTTAGCAGGATTATCTGGATCTTCTCCTTCTCTCCTTACCATATGGTATACGGTATAAGGTAAAACGTTATAAACTCCAAATTTTTCTGAGATTTCTAGTTTTAAAAAGAAATCACCGTACTTACACATATTTCTAGTCCATGACCATAAGTTAAATTCTATATTTAAGACATCATAAAATAAGTTATAAAGTACTCTTTGTATATTTTCGTCCGAAGATTTTATAGCTAATATTTCATTTTGGTCATTTTTTACTGTAGCTTCGTCAGAAAGTATGTCAAGTGCAGAAGCAATTAATGGATCTGTATCCATAGCTTCATAATCTGAGTATAGTTGAATCCTAAGTGTCTGATAATTTAAATTAGGATTAAATATATTTTTATTATTATAGATATATAATCTAGTAAATCTATCTATTAAGGAATTCGTCTGGTATCTACCTGTTCGTTGTATAGTATTGACATCAGCTATTTTGAGCTCATTGCCACCTACATTCCTTACTACAACATCTGAGGAAAATAGTCTTCGTAGTCTACCAAAAAGTGAAGTATCTGCCATTAAACGTTTAATTTATATATAAATAGTCTATTTTAGTAACCAAGTAATATCTTCAGTACCACCTGGCGTCTTTATAAGATAAGGATTTTCTTTCTTATTTCCAACTGTTTTTATAACAGCTTGGTTTCTAGCATTCAAATTGCTAAAAGAAGATAATTGAGCTCTAGCTAAATCCATGCCCTGTTGCCTCAATCTTAAAGCAGTATCTCTAACATATAGAGCTGATGCGCAAGACATAATTAAATCGTCATTATATCTGGTTTGAGCTTGAGCTTTTCCGTTTTTCCATATGAAAACACGCATTTCTTGTAATAATCTTTTAGATTGAAACGTAACAGACTTTTCTCTAACGTATTCAATCATTTTTGCTATAACTAAAGGTCGTGTTCTCATAGACATAGTAAAGCCTGGTACTAGTTTATCTCTTTCATACTTATGCATATAAGATTCAACAGTATCTAATTGATTAGTTGGGCTGTAATATAAGTTTCTATACTCTCTTTCTAAGATCTGTTCTATAGTAGCCCATCCAATATTAGCATTTTCTACTACTAATAAAGCATCATTATACTCAGATGCTATAGCTACGAGTACATTACCGAAATCTTTAGGTGCTATTTTACCTTTATATTCAGCTACTTGAACACAATTATCTATATCGAATACATGAAATGCAGAGTAGTCAGTAGAATCTCCTCTAGCTACGTCTGCACACACCATATATGATTTACTGTAATCAGCAGATTCCCAAATCCATAAATTACCATCAACTCCTCTTCTTTCCATAGGTTCTTTTTCATAAGTTTGTTCATAGTAAGTCATATCTTCAGGTTCAAATACCGTATCTCCAGAAGCAAGAAAGTCACAATCACATTCTTGACCTGCCATTCTTGGACCTAAATCTGCATCTTGTTGTTCTCTCCACTTTTGATCTCTCTCAGGATGAACTGTCCATGGTAATCTTATAGGAATAAAACTATTTTCTTTTACTACTGCTTTTTCCCATGTAAGATGAAACCAGTTACCTACACCATTAGGAGTAGATAAAGCCATACATTGACCACCTGTAGCTAATGTTTGTTGTGCTGCAGTAAACGTTTCATCAATATTATCTATAAACGCCGCCTCATCAATTAGAAGTAATGATACTGCTTCTGATCTTGCTGCATCAGTATTAGAAGACTTAGCTGCTATTCTTGATCCATTTTTTAATCTTAATGATAATTTATTTTTTTCTACTGAGGGTAGTTTCAACCATTTAGGAAGCTGGTCATACATAAAGATAACTTTAGTAACTAAGTTTCTAGCTGTAGCTTGAGTAGTTGCTAATGCTAATACGTTTTTATCTTTATGAAATATCATTAACCAGAGAGAATAAGCTGCTGATAATGTAGATATACCTAGCTGTCTTGACTTTAAAGTAATGACATATTGATTATCTTTGAATACATGAAGTATTTTTTCTTGAAAAGGGTATAAGTTAAAAAGAATCCTACCTCTAGTAGGGTGCTGAATATAGCAGTACTTTCTCATAAAGTACGCCGGATCTTTAGCGCACTTAAGATACTCTTGTGCGATTATTTTTTTTATATCTTGTGCCATAACTATTTAATTTTTTCAAACTTTCCATCTTTCAACAAATATATATTAGAAGAACGGTAAGCTACAGCTTTAGTCATTGCAATAGCTTCATTATTTTGAATACCGAACATTGTTCTATCTCCTCTATAAGCTGCTGTGAGGTAAGGAGTATACTCTCCTTTAGGTATATTTGGTGGAAGAAGTACATGTTCTCCAGATAATTCATATTTATTATCTCCTATCTTTTCAAACTCTACTTCACCTTGAATGACTATATTTACATTTTCTTTACTATTAGGTTTCCCATATTCAGGTCCAAAGATCAAAAGTTTAATAAGTTCTTTATCTTTAATTGGAGCAATAAATCTTGTTTTATTGGGAAGTCCTTCTAGGTTATTATCAACCAGAAATTTTTTGAGGCCGTTATTAAAAGCTACAACTTCTGGATGATCAGCATAAGCGGTGTATCCGCTCCATCTTATAAAGTCAGATGCAGCTGGTCCTTTACTTCCTGCTTTTTTATGAGAAATAAATACTACAGGGTTACCTTTTTCGTCTAATAAATTAAAATCAGATTTAGGCATTCCTGATTGAGTTTCTGCAGAACCTATTTTGTATGCTTTTCCGTTGACTACTACGTCAATAGTACCTCCTTCAACATCTATGAGGCTGTTTAATTTTTTTTTAAGAATGTATAGATTCTCATCTTCTACTACTGTTCCTGATCCTGCTCCTTTACCTCCAAATTCTGGTGTTTTTAAAAGATCATTTAGTGAAACAGAATTGTTTTCAGAATCTATAAAGAAAGGAAAATTATTAACTCTACTGCCTGCTATTTTTCTAATACCGTCTAAATCTCTATTTTTAAATAGATCGGCGTATTCTTCTGAGGCAAATTTTAATTTTACTTCACTACCATCAGTGTTGTAGAAAGAATCATTCGACTGTACCATATCATAAAACTTAACCAATCTAGGAGCCCCTCTTTTAATAAGTTCAGAAAATTTAAGTACTCTATATCCCTTATCTAAAACCTCTATTAGGTCTATTCCAAACATAGACTCAAATAACCTTAAATCATCTTCGTTATTAAGGTCAGGATATCCTTTTTTGGTTCTATATGACCATTCTAATATTACTCTATCTATAAGATTCATTAGTCTCTTTTTAGATCTTGTTCTGGCATATCGATATCATCAGGATTTTTTTCAAAGCTTGTATTAGTTAAAGTATATTCAACTTTTCTTACATTTTTACCATCTTTGTCTCTGACATATACCTCTACTCCTGCAATTGCTCCTAATTTAATTAGATCATCAAGTTGATCTCCTGATATTCCTATACCGGTAGGGGCCATTTCTTCATCTAATTTAGATTCATCCATAGTGGCCACTTTATTTTCAATTAAAAATTTTCTAAGATCAAAATTATTTTTCATATCACTATTTTTATGCTTCAGGTTCTTCAGCTGGTTCTTCGAAATCTATAGGCTCATCAGTTAAATCTGCTCCTCCTTCTTCTCCTCCTTCAGGATCAGGTGCATCTAAATCAGTTCCTGCTCCAGTTCCAGCATCAGCTCCAGGAAAATCTCCTCCTCCACCAGTATCAGCAGAATCTACGTCTGTTCCTGCTTCTCCTGTTTCTCCGCCAGATGCTAATGGTGCTTGTCTATATAATACTTCTAATTTATCTAATGCTTGTTGGTATTCTGAAATTTTATTTAAATAGTATCTTTTACCCATTATTTGAGCTTGAAAACCATCTCCTAACCATTTAAGTATATAATCTTGACCGTTTTTCAAATTTACTCTGAATGATGTAGGTCTAGGAGAAACCCAATCAATACTTTCAACAAATTCTTTGAAATCTTCAGTTTGAAGTTTAACAATAGCATTCTTTAATGTAGGAAATTTATTAAGCATTATATCAGTTGAATCTTCTAATACTGTTTCTTTAGATGCTTTTGGATCTGGTTGTTCTTCAGGTTCAGGTTCTTGTTCGTTTACTAAGTCTGATAGGTTTTCATTAAGTTCGTATCTTAAATAAGCTCCTACAGTATTATTAAGTTTACTACCTTCATTCAGTACTTCTTCCATTGCTCTTCTTATCTTAAATCTTTCGTACTGTTCAGGGTGATTTTTTCTAAGGTAAGATTGCATCTTTCTAAAGTTAGTCTTTATTAATTCAAAAAGATCTTTAGCTTCTTGATCCGACTTAACAGAATCTCTACCCATCAAAGTTTTAATATCTTTCAAAATTTTAGCATACCTATTGTAAAGGTTTTCAAAAGACGGCAGTCTTATTATTGCATGTTTATATGAATTAGTCTCTTTATTATAAGCTGTGGTATAATAATAAGTCTCATATTCTTTATCTACATAATCTCTAGTAGGATCTCCAGGAGCAGGTCTTCCTTTATATTCTACATTTTTTTTCAAAGATGTTTTTATATTATTAGGAATATCTTTCCAAAAAATTACTCTTTTGTCCTCTAGTTCATCATCAAGATCAAAACTTTCTCTATCATCTTGTTCTATTAGAGCCTCTGTGTAAGCTTCTAAAATTATATTTTTAAGATCCTTTTTTTTCATTTTTTCCTTCTAATGCTAATTTATCAATAATAGGTTGTTTTTCTTCTGAATCTAAATAATGGAATGCTTTAGATAAGTAGTCTTTAGACAATATTAATTTACTTTGCCACCAATTAGGAAAATCAACTTCTCCATCAAATTGATCATACTTAGCTAATTTTTTATATAACTTAGCTGCAAAAGTTGCTGCTTCATATGCTGTGCTTTTAAGCATACCGGGTTCATCATCTTGATGACCTATATCAGTATCTTCATCAATATTCTTTCTTCTGGGATACTGAGTAGACATATCTTTTAAGTCTCCTATGACTGATTGCATTGCTCTAGCCATTCTTGGGAAATCATCGGCAGGTATTTGGATATACTCTCTACCGTAAGTTATCTGCACCATTAATCCTCTTTTACCTCCAAAGAATCTTTTTATTTGTAGACCACCTTTATCGTATAGTTCAGTACCTTCTTTAAGTTCTTTCTCTTCCATCGGATAATCTTCATCATCTAAATCATCATACCCATAATCTTCCAATCTATCTACTTCACTACCTAATGTAGTATCATATCTATTATTTGAGTAAACCATATTGAATACGCCATAGCCGTCCATTCTTGATAATTCATTAGGAAAGTTCTGTCTAACTATATCTCTAGCTTCTTCTCCAAGCTCTTCTACTCGTCCAACAATATCTTTTAATCTATCTAAAGCTTCATCTTGATCTGCATTTTCTTGAACGTTAGGATCTAATTCTTGACCTCTACCTACATTTGCTACAGCTTTTTCTAAAGCAGCTTCTACTTGTTTTTTCTTTTTAGTGAGTGATTTTAAGTGATCCATTACTGAATGTTTACCTGGTTCAGAACCTCCTTGGTACATATGGTCACCGCCTTTTTCTTTTCTTAGAGCATTAAGCTCTTTCATTTTATCAACTATTAATTTATGAACTTTTTGTAATTCAGATACTGAGTATTTTCCTTTTGGTAGTTCTTTATCTTCAATTGCTTCGTTGCGGTCATCTCCAAATCCTCTTAACATATCTTTTAAAAGTTCAGCTGCTTTTTTGATCATACCTACATCTTGTCCTACTTCACCGGATTGTAGCATTTTTAAAATATTTAAAAGCTTTATCTTTTCTTCTTTTCCTATATAATATAAGTCACCCTCTTGTAGTGTAAGGGTATCCTCTTCTGATGATCTAATTACAGCTTTAAGTATTTGTTTTAATTTACTAAATTCTTCACCAGTTACTGGGTCTTTATCATACCCTAATCTTGCTACAAAGCTTTTTATAAAATCTATATCACCGTCATCTAAGTAAACTAAATCGCCTTCTTTAACTAATTTATCGAGATACTTAGCCTGTCCTGCATGACCTTTAGAAGATTTTTTTAAGGACTTACTCATATCTTTTAACTTCTTTTTTTCAGCTTTAGATAATTCAGCTGATGCTTCTTTCATAGATGATTTCATCCATGTAGCTAGTATTTGTCTAGCTGTATTTCTATCCAAACCGAATTCAGCTCGTAAATAAGGAACAGCACCAAACATGTTAGTTACACCTGAATCCCTTAATTTGTTTAAATATTCGAAGTAATATTCTGGATTATCTATTTCTTCTTCGTTATATTGAGTTACTGGAGGTACTTTAGATCTTTGTTTATCTTTTGGATCACTTAATCTAGCTCCTTTTTCTCTAGCAGCTTTTGTTAATCTACCTTTAACCAAGTTACCTGAAGCGGTAAAATAATGACCGGAAGGTGCTCCTTTAGTTTCATTATTTTTTTTAATATTAATAAGTTTTTGGATTTTACTTATTCGATCTTCTTTAACTTCTACCTCATTAAATTTAATAGGTATAAAAATTTCAAATGCTCTTATATCTGTACCCTTCTCACCTTTACCTTGACCTACATCTAATCCTTCCTGTTTCATTAAGAAGTCTTTTACAAATTCTGTTACATATTTAAGAGCAACTTTAGGTTTAGCAGTTCGATTTAAACCGGTTGGTCCATCAATAGCTACGTATAACGTTGTACTATCTTCTTTGAAAGCTCCTTTTTGACCAGTAGGGTATATCCTGAATCCTATATTATCTCGAATCTTAGATAGGTCAGACTTGGCAAAAAAGTTATCGATTGCTTTTAATATATTATTTACTCCGGCTTTCTGTCTAGGTGAATATTTTTCAAACTCTGTTCCAATTCTATCCATAAAAGCATATCTGTTAAATAAAATAGTAGATTTAGGTTCATAAATTTTATCTGCTTTATTTTTGCCAAAACCAAAAAATTCTTTTACTCCCTGACTAGCATCTTTAATCTTTTCTATATGACCGTCTAAATAATCAACTCTGTCAACTGGTAGACCCATGCTTGAAACTTGGTCTTTAATAGTAGCAGATACGTATTGAGCATCATTTAAAATTTTTGTAGCATAAGAAGAATCTTTTAACGCTCTTATTTCCATTTTAAATAATACATCATGTAATTTAGCAAGTCTTATAACTTCTTCTTTATTTAGTTCTCCATAATTACCGTCTACAACATCTTGTATAAACGATTTAGCACCAGGACAAATTTTATAGTATTTAGTTTGATAACCATAAACGTTTACGTTATACTTATCAGCAGCATATTCTCCTTCTTTTATATTTTTTTTCCTTCTTTCTTTAGCAATCATTGCTTGTATCTTTTTGATTTTGTCTCTTTCAGGATGCTTTTCTAGTCTTTCAGCTTCTTTAGCATCTTGAAATTCTTTATCAGACATAGTTTCATTTTTAAATCTATCTCCTCTGTTAGCTGGGTTGCCCATAATATTGTTTAGTACGCTTTTTAATTCTCTATTTATAACGTCTTGATGTAGTAAAGGCTTTCCATCAGCTTTGATTCCAACCGGAGCTAATTTTTTATCGAAAACTCCTCCTCCATATTCAAATTGATCTAAAAATAGATAACCATCTTCGATTCTAAATTTATACTCTTCCTCAGAGCCTGTGCTAAAAATTATTTCAATACTGAAAGAATCGGGAGTTATATTAACAGCTCTTGCGCTTTTGACACCAAGCCCCATTTCATTTTGTACTTTTGCTACAGCTTTTCCTGTAATTTTTGCTACTTTAGCAGTTTCATTTTGACCTAAATCACTTACAGCAGACGATTCAGTATCTCCTTCTAATTCATTTTTTAAATCTTCTGGTTCAACTAAATCTACATCTATGCCTTTATCTACTAATTTTTCTGCTTTATCACTATTCGAGGTTCTTACTCTTCCTTCTTCAGAAAGCATTTTTTTATATGATTCTTTAAGAATATTTAATTTTGCAGTTTTTTCTTTTAAATCTTGAACGGAAAGATTTTTATAGGACCCGTCTTTGATGCTTTTTAAAGTAAACTCGCATTTAGCCAATCGGGTTTTTATTTCCTCGTAGGTCATAGTTTCTTAGTTTATATACGTATATAAATAAATAGATTAGTCTTCCCAAATAACATTTTTAAACTTTTCCGGGGAAAGCCCAAAAAAATCAGTACGCCATTGAGTCTGGTCAAAGAAATTTAAATCATACCATAGATCCTTCTTTTTCCATAAAATTTTAGCTATATCATCCCAGTCTTTAGATAGAATAAACTGTTCTATTTCTAGCTTTTTTTCTACAACTGCATTATAGTCAAACGAATCCCATTCATAATGAAAAACTTCAAATACTGCATCTTCTGATACGTAGTCGATGGAGATGTCTATACCCCACTTAGGCTTCATTTTTACTAATTTATATAACATAGGATTAGTCACAGCAAACTTTTCTAATTGTAGTTTAGCTGTACCATTAAATCCTTTTCTTTCAAATATGTCTGAGTGATTAATATGAGCTCCTTCTCTTTTGTCCCATACTATCCAATCTTGTCTTAAACAATCTTCATGTCTTCTTTCTATAGGATCGTATCCATTAGGAATTAAATAAGCTTGTTCAGCTTTTGTTAAATGGTAACCATTCTGATCAAATAGATCAACGCAATTAGGGTCACGTAAAATATCTACCTCTAAGGTAGGTTCTGTATAATACGCTTGTTTAGAAAAAACTGTGTTTGCTATCTTCATTTCTTTTTACCGCTTTTCATATTAGCACACCAGTGGTACATTTTACCTTTTTCACCACCATATTTCTTAGCTTTAGCTCTTAGACTACTTACTGAGCCTTTACAGCTAGCTCCTGCTTTTTTAACTCTTCCAGGTCTGCTTTTACCTTTCTTTTTGCCGTCCCTAAAATTTTCAGTATTTATATCTTCTTTCTTCATTCTCTGAGTCTTTCTTTTCGAAGCCTCTTTTCTAGAAGTTATATATTTTAAAGCTGCTTTTAATCTTTTTTTCTTTTCAGGGTCTTTAGTTCTGCCGACTGCTGCTCTAACTCTTTGGTGTATAAGGTTAATAACTTGTGATTGTCTTGCATGTGATTTATTTTTGAAAGTTTTTTTACTTAATGTATCAACTACATCCTGTCTAGTACTAAACTTTACTTTTACTGTATCAGATGGATCTTCATCTGTATATAACCTTCTACTAGAACCTTTAGGCTTTTTTCCTGTACCTTTTTTTGGATCGGCTTCATTTATAGCTTCTCTGATTAATTTAGCTAGTTCATTTTTATTAGAAAGATAAGCAGCAATTGCCATTTGACGCTTTTTTTTCTTAGACTTACCTTTGAATTGAGGAGCCTTAGATTTAGTGAAATCGTCTACATAATCTCCTGCGTCTGATTTTTTAGTTAAAGGCATTTCTTTTAATTAACTCTCTTTTTATAATATTCTTTTTTCTACTGTATGAATTACTCTCATACATCTTTTTTAATTCTTCTGTAGATGTATTATGAGGAGTATAATGCTTCCAAGTAAATTTATTAGTCATTCTGCCTCTGGCATCTCTAACATATTCTTTAGTACTTGCTTTTAACTTTGCTGGCATTATTTTTGTCCTTTCCAAATTTCACCTCTTCTACATCTAACTACTGCTCCAGAAGCATAAGCTGATGGCCAGGTGTCATATTTACGTTTAGCAATTCTAGTACATCTGTCGTCTTTTTCCATTATAACTTCTTTACCTTGTGCTTCATGAATTAAACCTGTGATAAGGTTAGCTATATCTTCTTTAGTTAATTCTTTTACTGGTTTATAACCGGATCCGTATGGAGCAGATTTACCATCTTGAGGATTAGCAGTTTCTTGCTTTTTACTTTTTTCAGCTTCTTTTCTTTTTTCGTACTCTTTTTGAGAACTCTGTTTTAACTGGTCTATCTTCTTATAATAGTCTCTAATTTTAGTATAACGGCTTTCACTCATTCCTTTATCAAATAAATCTATTTCTAGACCTGCTAAATCAAAATCATATTCATCTGCTATAGCAATGACTAATTCCATTGCAGCTTCTCTTGCGCTAATGTCTCCATCAATCATTAGATCTTCTACTGCATCTTTGATATAATTCATTACACCTCTACCTTCGTTTATTTTTTTATTTTTTTTCATACCTGTTGTTTTAAAATGATCAGCGTAATTTTTTTTGGATATCTCCATACCTTTATCTTCATCCATTTCAGATTGACCATAAGGTGAATTAACCCAAGCATCAGGGTCAACATCATTCATATTAATATCTGAGTGTGATGCTTTAGCTTCTGATCCAAACAAATGTTTAAGTATCGATAGTGTATTCATTTTATCTACTCCTCCGACACTAAATGAATGAGTTTGATCAGTTTTATGTTTAGCAGGGTCAAATGGAAACTTAAAATCATATATTCTTATTCCGCTTTTTTCTTCTCCAGAACTAACATCTCCGATAGGGACTATTTCCCATTCATGTTGAACTTTATCAGAAGGATTAGATTTTCTTCTTACTACGAAATCACCTTCATCAGCTATTTTTTCAATTTCAGCTTCTAAGTCTTTAAATTTCATAACTAGACTACCGTGTCTAGAACCTAGTACATATTCATTCATAAGATCTTCGTTATCTTTTACTGAAGAGTCTACTATATCTATATCTTCATTTCTTACATAAACCATAGCATCATAAGTCATAGCTCTAGCTTCAGGCCCAGAAATATAAAATATTACATTTCCTGCACCGTCATTATCAACTATATCAACTTTGTGCCCTCCTACGTCATATACATCGTTCTCTAAAGCACTATCTATTACTGCTACAGCTTTTTTATAGTCTCTTCTTTTTACTTTTATATATTCTTTATTACCTTCGTTTACCATCACTTCTTTTTTTACTGTTGCTTTTTTAGTATTTTTAACAACTGTCTTTCCTTTAGCACCTGCTTTCTTTTTCTTTCTTGCTGTAGCTGCTCTTTGATTTTTTGTTAAAGATTGAGCTTTAGCTTTCGGTAAACATCTATCAGGATTTTTTTTATTCTTAGATGTACCACATGGACCTGCTATATTACCAGAAGAAGAAATACGTACCCATTTTTCTTTTTTAAACCAGTCTCTTAATGACTCTAAAGTTAATTCGTGTATTTGTTTATTAGTAATCATATTTTATCACTATGCATCATTATCATTCTAATAATTACAGTTGCTAAAAGTGCAAAAATAATCCATAGAGCTTTATTGACTCCATCTTTCCAGTTTTTTAAAGATTCTAATTCTTGCATATGAAGTTGAAAATCTTTTTCATTACCTTGCATTTCTTTACGAAATTCAGTATTTTGATTAGTTCTTACTATAACACCGTCGTCTGGGTTAAGAAGAGTATATTTCAAATCAGACATATCATCTTTCATTTCTTTTACGTCCTCCATCAATGCTTTAAGTTCTCCGTTAGGCATATGTTTTTTAATATGCGTTAACTCTCTAAGTACTTTTTCTAATATGTCTCTCTGTGTAGCCATGAATTTCTTTAATATAAATATCTTTATAATTGCTTACGGATATGTTCAGAGTAACCTTTTAAATCTTTTAGTATTTTTTCTTTAGTATTTTTTGACATTCCTCCCCAATCTTCGACATCTCCTGCTTCAGTTACAAATGATAATTGGTCATTAACTGAGTTAGATACCCAGTTTTCAATATCTTCTAAAAAGCTAACTATATTACCGCTAATCATTTTTCTTTCATACTCTTTATATAGTCCGGCTTTTCTTAATGAAGCTTCCATCTCTACAGTACAAGGATCAAAACAAAACCCATGAATTTTAAACATCTTCTTAGCTAGATGATGTCCCATAGGGCCTCCACATTTAGGGCAAGATAGAGGAACTCTTAATGCTTTTTTAGCTCCATCAAGTTTAGTTATATTTTGCTTAATACCATTTTTTATAGTCCAAGTTTTTCCTCCTTCTTCCCAGATTTCTCCTTCTTGATATCTTGACTTATTTTTTTGATAACCAGATTGTATTTTAGTTTTTTTAGTAAAATCTTTATTTACTATATTTCTAACTCTCTGAATATCACTTTCTTTAAATTCTTTTTTTAAGAGTGATTCATTACTCATAACCTAATTCTTTTAATTTTTCTATAACGTGATCAACATTTCCATTTTTACACCTAATTGCTATACCTCCTTTAGATGCCCATTCATTTATATTAGATTTTTTGTCATCTATTAATATACTATTTTCGTTTGAATACCTCTGTTTATCAGCTGAATATGCAAAAATAGTTTTAGGTTTAGGCTGTAAATTATTTCTTACCCAAAGGTTTTTACCAAGCCTAGACGTATCGTTTCTCGAAGGAGAAGTTAAAAGATGAGGTTTGTATGGTTTTATAAAATCCCATAATCTTTTTCCTTCAGGCATCCAATCCATACCTACCCAAAACCTTACACCTATTTTAAAATCTATAAGATGCCAAAACTGTTCTAACCCGTATTGCTTTTCATAAGCTTGAGGACCAGTCCCAGTAAAATGTTCAAACCTTGATTCAAAATCAGTCAATACTCCATCCATATCACAATATATTTGATAAGGGGGTAACTCTTTTTGTTCCGGAATTGGATATGCTTCTAATAATTTTACTATACTATTCTCCATACGGTATATTTAATTCAGGTGCTCTTTTTTTCCAAATATCTTTTATAAGTTCTTGCTCTTTAGGAGTTAGCTTTAACTTATCAACTAAGTAGTTATCAATAACTTTTTCTAAAGGCTGTCTTGATTTTTTAGCTTGTAAGTATAATCCTTCTAAATTAGCATCTATTTCTTTTTCTAATTTATAATAACCAGGGCCTGGTGATTTACTAAGTTTAGCTCTTCTCATACTATCAGATGCTTTTTCTTTACCTTTTTTGACATTAGGTCCTGATTGCATTAGATGAGTTATTTCGTGGCGTATTATATTTCTTAACTCCATAGCTATAGTAGACCATCTTTCAGGTAACTCATTTTTATTGATAGCAAACTTAACTACTACTTCAGGTCTTTGTGGATAAGCTGTTCCTCCTTCTACTGATTTTATGTTGTAATCAAAAATAGCTTGAGCTCTATATTTAAAATCTAAATGAGGGTAGTCAAACTCTTTACCGGGTCCTACTTCAACTGCAAAGTATCCTTTCCTTTGCTTTTCATCGTGATCTCCTTTCCATGCATTTAAAGTAAATCCGGCAAGTTTAGTTACTAAGCTATCATACTTACCTTCATTAAGATTACTATTTTCATTTTTTATTCTATCTTCCCAGTTTCTAAAAGTTAAATTACCTTTAGTATATGCTTCTTTTTCTAATTCTAATAATTCATCCGATTCATTAGTATTAGTAGTACTTATATTTCCTAACCTTCCTTCAACGTTCTGTATGTGGTGAATCATTTCATGAGTAAACGATCTCATAATGTCTTTAGGGTGCCTACCTTCTACATATATTACCATTTCTTTTAAATCAGGATTATAGTAAGCGGTTCTACCAAAAAAGTCTGCTGCTTCTTTTATATCTCTTTTTACTTTAATATCAGGTAAAGGAAGAATATTCATTTTTTGATCCATCATATATTCAAGTATAGAAGCCATATATGGAGTAAAATCAAAATTAGAATTAGATGTTTCATCTTTCAATGATACTTTTATATGGTCAGTTTTAAATTCAACATCAACATATTCATCTCCTATTTGATTTTTTATTCTATTGTATAAAGTAATTAAATGAGCTCTTTCTGAAGATTTCATAACCGATCTAGGAGCTATTGCAGCCATTCCATGACCTTCTTCTATCTCTTCAGTAAAGAGGTTTTCAATAGTATCT